TCTATTAGAAAAATACCGCCTGGTAAATTACTAATCTGCATTCCTTTTTTTGCCTTTACTTTCTTACCCACATCTCTTAACATTTCTTTACTACCACCAGGTCCAGGTGTTGAATACATACCTGTAGGTTCCAAACGACCTGTCTTAATAAAAACGTCAAATGGTCTCTTCACAAGAAAGTTTGTTTTATGACTTCCATACACGGGATGGTTCAATTCTTCTGATAATAAGTCTTTTAATTTAATCATTAAAAAGCTCCATAGATATCATCATAATTATCATATGTTCTCTTAGCTAATTGAAAAAACTTCTTATCAACATCATCTCTATACTTCATCAACCCTCTTGGCATACTTCCCTCTTTATCCGCAATCATTTTTATACCTTGATAAATGTTTTGATATTTGAGATTGTTCATAGCTTTAGCTAATTCCATCCGTGCTCCATTATGGTCATTTCTATCGGTCATTTTAGCTATATCATCAACGATAGATTTGGATAATTCTTTTTTTTCTGTTAGTATATTTTTTAATTTAATCATATTATTATCCGTAATACTTTAAAATTAATTGTTTCATCTTTGGTAATTGTAAAGCTCTGAATTTTTTCTGTAATTTTGGATTTTTATCGTAAGCCTTATCTATCGTTACTATTAAGTTAGCAGTCTGTAAATCAATACCCTTTTCGTATTGTTTATTTTTAAGAACTCTTTTAGCCACATCAACACCACTAACTTCATTTACGGATTCTTTTACTGGTGCTTGTCCTAATTTTTTTCTAATAACATTAATTTGTTTTTTAATTTTTTTCTGTGCAGGACTACCAGGCATCTCCCTCATAGCTTTTGCTAACAATATGATTTGTTGCATTTCTAATGAACTCATTTTTCTTTCAGCTTCATTTACGGATTCATTGAACCTTTTGTTTTTCAACATCTTCTTCATTTCAATAGCTTTATCATAGATGTATTCTATCTCAGGTAAAACCATATCATCATTTTGACTTCTTATACCTTTACTTAAATCTTTCAAACCTACCGATATACCATATGCAATCTTTTTTAGTTGTGAATAACCTGATGATGTGATATCTTCATTCTTTTTCTTTTTCTTACCCTTTTCTTTGTATCCACTTGCGAAAGCAGCTCTTCTCTGTGCATCGGAAGCGAATCCCTCTACAGGCACCACCAAATAATTTCTTGATTTTTCAATATAATCCTTTGCTAAGGTAATCTTATCAGTCCACCAGCTAGGTAATGAATCCTCATTTGACATATTTTGTAATTGTCTGATTAAATCAATGGTATATTGTCCAATCAACTTCAATTTTCTTTCAACTGAAGCTACATCGGTATGTCCATCTTCATTAATTGATTCTTTTTTCATTTTTTTCTCCGGGTCATAGATGAAATCTGGTTCTGTAGCAATCTTATATCCTTTTCCAATATCCTTACCTTTAATAGCAAAGACGGATTCTTTCTTTTTTACCTTTTTTGGTAAATCATCATGTTTGGTAGCAGCAAACTTCTTAACATCTTTTTTCTTCATCTTTTTTGCGGCGTCCCTAGCTTTCTTAGAGAAATCACCAGGCTTTGCATCACCTTTTTGTATAGCTCTAACTATACCCATAAATTTTTGTTGTTGTTGTGATACTGCGGGCATTACTTCATCTTTTTAATAATAGAGTTAGCGTCTCTCATAAATTTAGTAACACCATCCTTATATGATTTTTTCAAATCCGTACGCAACTTTTGATTCTCTGGTCTTGGGTCTTGTAATAAAATCTGTTCTATTTTGAACATCCTATCTCTAAGCTTGGCTTCTTCTTTGGACAACATTTGTAATTGTCTTTTAGCCTTTCTTACATCGTCCGGCCCTTCATTTAGGGTATCTTTAAAAAAATCAGCTAACTTAATCATTTTTCTTTTCTCCAACTACCACCAGCTGCTTTATATTGTTTAGCAGCCCAAGCGTTTGCGTATGCTGATGGATAAACATCAAACTTCTTTTTCGCTTGAGATTTATAATAACTCCATTTGGATGGATTAGTTGGTACATTCTTCTCTAAAAATATATTTAATTTTTCCTCGACCTTATCTTTAATTTTTATATCATCTTTTCTGTTAAAAATTACCATAACATGCATTTTAATAAAATTAGTATCTCTTTCAAAGTTATCACCAATAATTCCACCGACAACTCCTAATTGAAATGAAGCGATATTACAAAGTTCGACAGAGTGTTCTATAGGGTCGTGGTCTAATTCCTCTCCATTGACCACCTGCTTTTCCATCTCAAATAAATGGTCTAAATTTTTAGCGGCTTTTTTAATATATCCATCGGCTAAATCATTATCAACTTTATCTAGTTTTTCAAATAGCATAACGGCAGATTGACAAATATCAAAGTGTTGAGTTTCATACCCTTTAACCGTAATGTTTTTACCACCACCAAAATGAGATGGTTTTTCTTTTTCTTGCTCCTGTTCCAATAAAGGTATTAACTTAATCATGTGTTTTTCCTTTTAAATTGTTTAAATTTTACATCCATCTCAATCACATATTTTTTGTAAAAATTCTGTAATTCTAACACTTGTTTTTTATAATCGGCTTCTCCATCCTTTGTATCTTTAGCCAAATCTTTTATCAATCTTTTTATGCTATCACCGACTTTTTTAATATCTCTTTCGATGAATTTAAAATAATTATCAAATCCGGCAAAGCCCATTTTAATTTTTTCTTCATCCAATTGTTGATATCTACTTAATCTGAAGTCTTTCCATTTATTAAGCATTTGTCTATTGTCAGCCATTATATGCCACTTATGATATCATTTATAATTTTTTCAGTTTTACACCAAACTCCACACTCAGCTGCTGGTCTATTCTTATCAACCGATTCATTCATTGGATACATAAAAGCTCCATGTGTAGATGGGTTGGAAACAAAATCAAAAGCTATTAATTCAAAGTCACTTTGTACCTGTTGCGCATCACCCTCCTCTATAGCTTCAACAGAACCTATGCCTCTGCTTGAAATACCTAATTTTATCCCACTCTTAAATAATTCTTTTAATATGTTACCGCTCGGAGTCCCTAATACCTCAACTGTTCCCATCAAGTCGTTGTTTTTCCAATACATATCTATGATATTGTGAGATGCATTTGATAAATTCACAACCGAACTATCTGGATGGTCAAGCTCTCCCAAAGCTCTATTTTCCTTTATAAAATTATTATTATAATTTTTAGCCTCTCTCATAAGGATTTCTTTCGGATATACTCTACCATTCTGATTTTTGGCTTCGGCTCTTTGCAATACACCCTTAACGATGAGTTTTCCGTTGTTTTCTTTTATAGATTCTGATATTTGTTTTTTTGATACGTCAAATGGTATATATTCAACCAATAAGTTTTTATCCATTATTTTAGACTCCCTACTTTTGTAGCTAATTTTACTAATCTTTCTGAAATTTTTCCTAAAGCTTTATGTGTATTTTTCCAATAATTTTTTGAATCAACATTTAATTCTGTTTTTAGCTTTAAATTCATTTTGATTACTTTATCTAATTCTTGTAGGGCGTCTCTAACTTCTCTTACAGATTTACCAATCTTTTGTTTTGGAGTCATCGATTCGTCATTTCTCCAATCGTGATATCTTCCCTCTTTCATAGATTCTAATTTTTGTGTAACTACTTTGGCTTTAGCTGGTTGAACTCTATTAACACTTACAATAGCCTTAACACCTTTTCTTAAATTTTTTGATATCAACATTTTCGCTTCACCTGGCGAACCTGCGTCAACAACAACAGTTGCGGTGTCGCTTGCATCATTACCTAACATAAATTTAACTGCAAATTTAGCTTCTTTGACTTTCATATAACCTCCTGCTGTGGCTATAGCCTTTTCTTTATCTTTATCTTTTTTGGATTTTGGTTTTGATTGAAATGCGTAAGGAGTTTTTGGGGGGCCTTCACCACCATCTATATTACCTGTTACCGAAGCCTCTTCGAGCGCTTGATTAATTAACTCTCTAATTATTTCTTTTAATTTATCTATTCTCAATGACATTTTCAAGCTCCTTAATTAACTCATAATATCTCATAAGATTTACTATTTGCTTATCTTTAACTACGTTACCAACTTTTAGGTTTGGTATTTGGTTGATAACTTCAGTCAATTTTATTTTAGTAACTTTGTCATCAACTTTTATTAAATAGTTTTTTAATATTTTAGTAACCTTTGATACCTCAGAGCTGACCACCTCTTTTAAGGAATTAGTATTGGATATGTTGTTTACATATTCTCTCAATAATTTTCTTTGGGGGTCATTTAAGGAACTATATTTGGCGTTGAATTTATCAACTAATAATTGATAGGATAATAATCTAACGTCTTTATCTTCTTCTTTTAATTTTGAACCTTTTTTATTTTCGTTAAGAGTATTATTATCGCGTGTGATGTATTCTATAATTGTATATCTACCCTCTGTGACTGGAATCACATCACTATGATTATTTGATGAGTGGAAAACTTTATAAATTGAGGCTAAAATTTTATAATTAGGGATTCTAACCTTAAAGAAATCCGATAAATTGTAATTTTCTTTGATTTCTTTTATTAAATTAAATTTTTCTCTCTTTAAAACTGAATTATTTATACTTTGGCGTGATTTAATTACCGCGTCTACTAAATAGGTAGCTTTATTTTCTGATTTAAAATTTTTATTGATTAATATATTATATAATTGGTTTTCTTTTCCAATTTCAGTTCTCTCATTAAAATATCTTTTAACTAATTTAACGGCTTTAGAACTTTTTTCGTTTGCATTCAAAATATCGGCTGTTACTTGACGAGTCAATAACTCGAAAAGAATACCTGTGTTTTTTATCTTTGAATGTTTAACACTCTGCTTCATAAATTACTCCAAAAAAGTTTTCATACACTTTCATATACAAATATTCATATATAAATATAAAGAAACATAATAATTATTCATATTATGTATCAGATAAAGAGGAAGATAGTTCGGATTCGTATTCCTTTTCAACTTCGGTTGTTTCGTTAATCAAAGTCCTATCTTTTTTGTTAAAAACACCCTTTAACTTATCAAAATGTGCTAAAGCTAAACCACCTCTATACTCAGTTCCATACTTTGGAGCATGTGAACCAGCTTTTTTGAGGTCATGTTTTCCTATTGGGTCTCTACCCCTAGCACTTCCATCTTTTCCATAATGTGAAATTTCTTTCGGTCTACCAGCTCCTTTGAATCCACCCTCTGGTGCGCCACCTTTATCATTAAGTTCATGTCCAGTTCTACCCATAGCCATATCCGATGGTGTTCCTTGCGCCTGTCCACTCTCCAATGGGTCATTACCTTCATTTTCAATTTGAGAACGTCTGAATTTTTCCTTAAAATCTTCTATAATACCATCCTGCTCTTCTTTTTGCTGTTCGTCTGTAAAATTAAATATATTTTTATAAACCCATTCGCTTGATAATAAACCATCACCAATCATATCTCTAGCCAAACTAATTTTATTTCCTAACAATTCTAATTTTTCTTGTTCATAAACGGTTGATGGGTTTGTTAATTCTAAATCAAAATTAACTAAATCTTGGTCGGTGTAACCTTGCGCATATAAATGAACGATACCAATTTTTGTTAACTCACTAACAATAATTCTTTGGATTCTTTCGATTGTTCTAGCAAACCTAACATCTTGCGCTGCTAAAGTAGCTTTACCCTCAACTTGCTCCTCATAACCTATAAAAGCGGATGGTATTCTTAAGGCTGCCATTAATTTTTTTCTTAGATATTCAATATCATCTGTGGCGTTAAAATCCAATCCACCCAAAGACTCTATTTGAGTACCGCTATCTCCACCTCTTACAGGCATAAAAAAGTCTTCTGTTAGGTTTTGAATATTATATTTTAAATTATATTGCCCGTTATCATCTAATACAGGTGCTTTTTTCATTTTGTTTACAATTTTTTGCATATATTGGTCAACTTCTGCTGGAGGAATATTTCCAATATCGATTTTAAAGACTCTCTTCTCAGGAGCTCTCATTATCCTATGGATTAACATAGCATCTTCCATCAAAGATAATTGTTTCCATATCTTTCTACCACCCTCTAATTGTGACCTACCATAGGGTAAAAAGTTTGAATCAGCTAACATTCTAAAATGAGCTACTTCATAATTTTCAAATTCAGATTGTTCCTTACCACCAGGTAAAGAATGACGTTTATCTCCTGTTTCTAAAACATATTTTACATAATGAGGATTGGTTGGGTCATCCCCCTCAATTCTTGTAATATCATACGCTGATATAGGTTCAACATTAGTTATACCAAATTTTTCACTAATGTCTAGCTTTAAGAAAAAATCACCATACTTAACTAAATTTCTCACCCACGGATATAAATTGAATTCAATGTTTAAAATATCATAATATAAGTTATGAAGTATGTCGTGTATATTACTATTATCTGTTGTTATTTTTACAACCTTCCCATACTCACCTTTAAGAGTAGATTCATCAGCATAAATATCCAAAGCAGATGCGATTATTGGGTCACTATCCATAGCTTCATAATCTCTGAATAATCCAAGCCTCATAGTTTTTTGATAAAGTGATTGATTGTAACCACTCATACCTGACATATTATTATATAATCTATTATATCTATCTACAAGCTGACGTTGTGCAACTGCCTGTACTTTTTCTGTATCAGCTATTTTGAGTTTTTTACCACCAACATTTCTTACAATTACGTTTGTGGAAAATAATCTTCTAAGTCTACTGAATAGATTTTTATCAGCCATTTTTTACCTCTTAATTAATTAACCAATTTAATGATTCTTTTTGTCCCTTAACATCCCACTGCCAAGCGTCGTCTTCTTTATCATCTGCTAAATAAACTCCTTGATTTGATGTTATACTACTTAGGGTTTTCTTTTGTAATGCGATACCCTCTGCTTTTAATCTCAAAGCCGTATCTCTTATCCACAGGCCAATGCCTAAACTCATAACTAAATCATCATTATAGCCAGTCATTGCCTCTGTCTTTTGACCATTGTAAATAAAAACAAATAATTCATCAATTAACCTTTGTGATTTAATGGTTAATGATTTTTCTCTGAAATATTCCTCCAACTTTGCAATTACCAATGGTCTGGTTTTCATTGACATTGTAAAGCCAGGAACTAAGTTTTTATCTGCTTGTCTATATTTGTTTGAAATCTGATGTTGTGTATCCACATATTTTAAATCTTTGGATGTGTAAAATAAATTATCGTATCCTCTGTCTATACATTGTTGTAGAGCAGCCCAACCTATGTTATTATTTTCAACAACTAACAAAGCATTATTAAACTCAGCCGCTACATTGACTAATAGATTTCCAAAATCTCGTGTGGATATTTTTCCTTTGTATTCACCGACCTGTTTTACTTCCTCAAGTTCAATTATGTGAAAAGCGGAGTAGTCTGTGCCATCACCTCTACTAACGTCAGCACATATTAAATAATCTTTTGTATAATTAGCGGGCTCCCAAATCCATAAATTACCATCGATACCACGTTTTTCCAATGGTTCCTCTATGTTTTTTTCTCTGAACTCCTCCAAAATAACACCATCTATTACTGTTCTACCTGAAGTAATAAAGTTACAATCACATTCTTGTGCCGCCATAGACGGGCCTAAGAGACTATCTTGTCTATCTCTCCAATCCTTATCTCTTTCAGGATGTAATGTCCAATGTAATTTTATAAAATTAAATTCGTTTAATCCATCCTCTGCATCCATCCAAGTTCTGTGGAACCAATTACCCACACCATTAGGTGTTGAAAGGGCTATACATTGTCCACCAGTTGATAGTGTTTGTTGTGCCGAAGCCCAAATACCATCTATCTTATCGATAAAAGCTGCCTCATCAATAATCAGAAGTGATAACGCTTCTGACCTACCAGCCTCCTCTTTACTAGATATGGCTTTTATTTGTGAACCATTTTTGTATCTTAAACTCAATTTGTTATCTTCAACGCATGGTTGTTTTAACCAACTTGGTAGATTAGCGTGCATCACTCTTACTTTGGTAACTAAATTTTTAGCCGTATCTTGTTTTGTTGCAATCACTAATATATTCTTATCAGGTTTAAATGTCATCATCCACAAAGAGTAACCTGCTGTTAAAGTGGATAAACCTAATTGTCTAGCTTTTAAAATAATATTGTATCTATTTACAGAAAACTCCGATAAAGTTTTTTCTTGAAAGTCATATAAATTAAAAGGAACTTTACCTTTCATAGGATGTTGTATCATCCCATATTTTTTTAAAAAATATACCGGGTCTTGCGCACACTTAATGTATTCTTTTTTGATTACATCTTTTAGTTGTTTATCATTTGTTTCCATTATAGTCCAGGTATTTGAGATGCTAAATAAATAGGAATTATTGCGCTAGCGATTCCATAAGTATACCAAAGATATTTGTTATCATACCATTTTGGTTTCACTAATTTAATTTGTTGTTCGTAATTATCTTCTCTTTCTTTCAACACAGATATTTGTAAATCTTTCTGACTTAATAAAGAAGAATCGATAGCTGTTTGCTCCTCATATTCCTTTACCAAATCCTCCAAATAACCAATTGATAGTTTTTGATTATTTATTTCAGATTCCATCTCTTTCATCTTATTAGCAATCTCTACTATTTGTTCATTGGTTAACAAAGGTTTTTGTTGCGCATAACAAAAACACATAAAAAAAATACAGAATATCTTAAATAAATTTCTCATTATGGGAATAGTAAATTGACACTACCGCTACCACTCACTCTTTGAACACCAATTTCAAATACAGTATCTAAAGAGCCAGTCAATGTACTAGCAGCTATCGAACCACCCTTTGCCGCGGTAATGAATAATGAACCAGCATCTTCTATTGTAAAAGCAGCTGCTCCTCTTTCAGAAGCCGTAGCGAAGAAGTCAATACCGCTCGAACCATCTACCGTCTTTATTCTGTTATATTTACCAGTAGCTTGAGCTGATGATGATGGTTGTGCTCTATCTATAAATTTGAAATGTGTTGCCAATCCAGTTGAAAATCGGTCAGACATTTGATTCTCCTAATTATTTCACAAATTTTTTCAAATACTCAGCTGCTTTTTCTGCATCGTCATTATCAAATGCTTTTTGCATTTTTACCGTATTCTTTTTTGTATTTGTGAGTTTTCTTTTTAAATTAGTAATTTGTTTTTTGTTTGTTTTCTTATCTTTTTCTAAAGTCTTTATTTCTGAAGTAATACCCTTTTCTACCTTTTTAGAATTATTGATTACTTTTTTTAGCTCTTTAACTTTCTTATCTCTTCGAGCACCTAAAAAAGCAGTCAACGCCATTGTCAATACTCCAACGATAGCTATCCAAGCTTTTTTTATTTTCATTGATACCTCCAGTAATTCATTAATAAATATCTAATTAAAGATTTTCTTTCATTTTCTTAATGTCTTTAAGAGCATCGTCAGCTAATTTATTAATTACCTCTTTATCTTTTTTAGATATATTCCATTTTTCTTTATCAACCGAATATCCATCAGGTCTGTTTTGATTAAAAAACTCAGGAGATTTTTGGTTTCTAAATCTTTTTATATCTTCTTCTAAATCGCTGAGATATGCTTTGGTATTATTTTTTACTTTACCCTTTGCCCATTCTTCATACGTTCCCTCAATTCTCATTTTATTTTCGGCTTCAATTTGACAATCAAAACAATGACCATATATTCTCCACATTTTATCATCTAATCTTTTTTTCATCGTCTTCTTACACTCAGGACAAAACCACGGCATTCGTGCTTCTTTCATTATCTCTGATAATTTATCTATTTGGTCACCACTCTTTTTATCAGTTTTATTTTCATACCCAACCATAACCCTTTTCTCTGGCGTTTCACCTTTGATTACCGAGTCTAAATATTTTAATTGTCTCTCCCTTTCTTTTGGTGAGACATCATCTACTGGATTTCTTCCCATATTTTAAAAAGTTGTTAAACCTATTATTTGATTTATTGGAGCAAAAGCGCCGGTAAATTTATAAGTTTTACCTTTGTATTTAAAAACCAATCCCTCTGATGGAACTATTGATTTAAAACCACCAATCGCATTTAGTTTGCTTAGTTGTTGTTTTAGAGTATTTAATTTTTTTAAATCTTTACCCTTTCTTACAACATTTATCGCTTTAACAACATCCTTTCTGATTGTTTGAACTGCTTTATCTGGATTAGCCGCTAAAAAATTACTTATATTTTTTAATATTTCGGCACCCAACTCAAAAAATAAAATTTCAAATGGTCTCATATTCTCTTTTACCATTTTGGTGTGGTCTTGTTTATCCGTAGATAAAAACCAATCTAAAAACTTTTGATTATCAATATCTGCTCTGATTTTTTGAACGCTATATGATTTGTCAAAGAATGCCCATCTCTTTGTTAAGTTCATTAAAACCTTATTTGGTATTGCGTACTTATATTGTTTTGCTGCGTTGAATATGAATTCCATCCAATAACTTTGATGATACTCATTTAGAGTATCGGTATCTTTTAATGCAAATTGATTTTTAAGTTTATCAATTCTATTGAAATAAATATCACGTTTTTTTCCAAAGTTTTGACTTTTTTTCAATGTTAAAAAGTTTGGTTTTTGCACCTTAAACTTTTTTCCTATGTTAGCATTTACTTGGGTTATCATACCAGCCAATATTCTACCACCATCGGTGACATTACCTTTTGGATTTCCATTTTCATCATATTTTGTAACACCGTGAAATTGTAATAGTCTTTTATCATAATCTATTACATTTTTGGTAGGGGGATAAATAATTTCTAAATTTACAAAATTACCACCCTCATCAAATATTTTTTTCTTTTGTGCATCTGATAATTTACCAACCATCTTTTTTAAATCTTGCATAGCAAAAACAAAAGCATCCTTTATATCACCTCTTCCTTGAAACTTCCTAGCAATACCAACAACATCTAAAGCTTTTTTGCCCTTACCCTTAATCTGTCCTTTATTTCTGGCTGCTAATAATTTATCTTTTTTAAGGGTTATCATAAGATTTTGTCCGTCTGTTTTTTCTGTAGGTGTTTCCTCTAAATCTAATCTTCCTTGCAGACCTAAATCAACTATTTTCTTTAAATCACCAAACGTTAAATCCTTATCATCAAACGGATGGTTCATATGACCATAGGCACCACCCTCAATTAATAATCTTAATTCTTCTTGTAAGTTGATTGATTCTTTTAATTTTAATTTATCTGTGGTTGTATTACCAACATTATCTAATCCAACTCCTGGTAAAACAGGTGTCTCAACCTCAACACCAGTATAAGACTTACCATCAGGTGTGATACCCATCCACTTTAATAATGTAAACCCTAAGTTTTTTAAAACAGTTTCCTCTATGTAATTTTTATAGGATTGTATTGGATTGTTAACTCCAAACCTAGTACCATATTCACCAGATTGTTTCCTACCATAAGCTACGGCTGGTACAACATTATATTCTAATGTGTAATCATAATCTGGATTCAAAGCACCCTTACCCAAAATATAATTTAGTATTTTCCAACCAGCTCCAGCGTACATATCATCAATCCAGTTTGTAACATTTTTCTTATAATCATTAAATCCTCTATAAAACGTCGGAGGCCCATCATCGGTAGGAGAACCGCCTGTTGTGCTTTCTTTAATTATTTTATTTACATCAATTTCAATTAAAAACTCATCTATGATTTCATTGGTTAATTTAAATTGTTCAAACAATTTTTTAAACTTATTAGTCATCATATTATAGATACCTTTATCAAAGTACCCAAAAGCTTTTTTGAATAATTTTTCTCTATCCTTTTCCATATCAGGTGAACCTAACAATTGTCTCATTGTGGTTCCACTAACTTCCTTACCAGCTATGTTTATTGAGACGTGAGGGGCTGTTAAAATATATCCATTATCCTCATAACCGTTTAAATTGTTTTTATTCTTTTTATAATCCTGAAAATATTTTCCGCTAGTTAAACGTCCACTATCTTTGGCACCAAATATGTAGACAACTGCGGTGGTTTGTGGGTCGTATTTTGACAAAACATTTTTTGCTACATAAGGTGATTTTTCTTGGACTATACGATTTTTTGGAATACCCATCTTTATCATATGACGAACTTTTTCTTTAAAGTTCATAGGATGGCGTGGGGGTTGTTTGATATTTGACGTTGTTATATATGCATCATCAACTTTTTTCTTTAACATCTCATATGTTTTTTTATGATGAGGGCCAAATGGTTGAAATCTGCCACCATAAATACCAACAATCTTTTTGATTTGTTTTTGTTCTTTTATCTTTTCATAACCACTACCGTATGGAACGGATGTGTTCTCTTTTTTTTTCTTTTTTTTCTTAGTGGTATCAGGATTGTAATACCTATGTTCACCATCTTTTTGAATAGCGGGCACCTGTGCTACGGGTCTTAAAAGATTTGGATAATTCATCATTTCTTTTATTTTTAGCAGAACTTCTTTTCTTAATAATTTTTGTTTCTTAACCCAATTCTGACCACGATAATTTTTTATAGGTTTTTTTATAAATTTACCAACCCCTTTTCTAACTAACATTTGAAATTTTTTCTCAGCTGCTTTTTCCGCCAATGTTTGAGAATTATCTACTAACAAAAAATTAGATGAACCAAACAAACCTTGAAAAGCTCCTTTGTTAGCCTGAACATCATTCCAAGATTTTTCAACTAACTCAGGACTTAATTTTCTAGCTCTTGCCATATTTCTTTTTTGAGCTATTTCTAACTTTGTATGAACAAAAACCATATAGGTATCGTAGCCTATTTTTTCTAACTCATTTTTCTGTTTGGATATTTCCTTAAATTTACGACCCGTACCATCTATAATCATCCCCAATCTACCATCAGTATAGAGTTTTTTACGAGCTTGAGTCAATTCTTTTGCTCGTGTTCTTAACCCACTATAATCCTCATAGCTTGGGTCGGTCAATTGTCTAAATATTTCATCAGGCATAGCATCTAAGTCCGTACCAAATCCATATTTGTTCAACATTCTTTCTAACTCCGTATCTGAGTTTACAACCTTTAATCCAAAAGCTGAAAGTGTTATCGATTTTGGTATACCAAACAACCCTCTCGTTATATACGTCTTACCACTACCTGGCCCACCTGCCAAAAAGACTGCCTTTAAAATACCAGGGTCGTTTACACCCTCTTTTAGAATAAATTTTTCACCATTTTTTTCAAATATCTTTTTCAGATGTGCTACATAATTATCAAATTGTCCATCTTCAACAAACGGAGAATAACCCTTAACACCCTTTATATTTGATGTGATTGATGACTCATTTTTCTGATTTGTTTTATTTTTTAAAACCCTAAATGTAGTAATTTTTTTACCATTGATAGTTGGCATTCCGTGTTCATCTTTTTCAATTGATTTAACCACAACCTTTTTATTTTTAAATCTACCTGTAAGAATGGTATCACCGATTTCAACAGGTATGTTAATATCTTCGTTTTTCTTTTTGGTTTTCTTTTTCATCTTATTAATATAAGAACGATAAACTGCTGCTTGGGATTTCTTACCCATTTCTCTTGCTCTCTGTTCCATAGCCACTGCGGCTTGAATCTTATGAGCGTGGGAACGACCGCTGGACTTAATTTTACGCACAGATGCTTCAGCATCCTTTACAGTCGCAAACTTTAATCCTTTTATTGTTCCTTTTGGGTTTTCATCCGTGTATAAATCAGAATGAGACTTTGAACCACGATGTTGTCCTTTTTTTCTTGGGACTCTTTTTTTGGATTCATTTATAAATGGTTCGACCAAAGATTCAACTAATCTTTTCATTACTTTCCTAACATATTTTTTATAGCGTTCGGGCCACTCCACATCCTACAACTCCAATAACGAGCCTTAGTCTTTGGGCCGGGATTATCACAATTGTGACGTGCTCTAAAATTACGTCTCCTATCTGGATCTTTTGTTTTGATTGATAAACCAGTGGTATCACCAAAGGACACTTTTTTAATATTTTTTGTCTGAGGGTCTCTTACATAAACGAAAAACTTTTTATCTCCACCTCTTTTGACCTTTCCTAACTCAACCTTTCTTCCCTGATACTCAGCCTCTTGTAAACTTTTACCAACATAGTTTTCTTTCATAAATTTTATGAAGCTTACATAGTCATAATAATTTTCAACAATATACTCATTGATTGAATCATGCTTACTCATAATGTCCTCTCTTTTTCTCTTTTTTCTACCAGCGCAATGTGCTTTTTGTGAAAATCCCTTTGGATTACTACAATCAATACTACGTTTGTATTTCATGCTCCATTTTTTTTCGTTGAGCTTTAGTTCTGAAATATGGACACAACCACAACTAAATCTTTCAACCACATAATTTTCTTTTTTTCTTTTTTCAGCGGCTTTAATCTTTTTTAATCTGTCTCTTAAATCTTCGGCCATACTATGTTCCAGTTTTTACCTTTATGGTCTTTTGACCTTTACGTCTCTCACCACCTTTCTTTGGGTCACCCCCTTTTTTCTGTGCTGCTCTTTTACGTTTTACGAATGCCGCTATGCCTTTTCTACCAAGTTTCTTAGCTTTTGATTTTGATAAACATGCCGCGTAAGCATCTCCCTCTTTACCACCACCACATTTACCCAATCTTTTGCCAGTTGAGGAATATCTATCCCAGCCTCCTCCACCAGCACCGCCTTGACCGCCTTTACCAAACCATTTTCTCAAATCTTCATTTACAGGTGTATGACAAAATATACAAAAGTTATCTAATATTTTAGTGGCTTGTTCTGTTGTGATATTAAGTCTTTCACTCATATCTTTTTTTACCATCATTTTTTCTCTTGATGATAATCTTTCTTTTTTCTTACCGATTTCTCTCGGTTCATCTACGTGGAATGTTTTCATAATTTATCTCGGTGGTTTATAATCCCAAGGACCCCAATGTTCAAATTTCAATACTTTTATACCTACTTGTTCAGGAGTGTATTTATAAAGTTTATATCCCTTTACAGGTGCTTTGAGCAGTTCATAGTATTTCTTTTTTGGTATCTTAAAATTTTTACCATTACTTTTATCGATACAAATACCTTTATATTCTACCCAACAATGACCGAAAGGTTTTCCATCTCTCGGTAGAATACCAACACCGTGAACTAATCTAGCGGAATCGTCCATACCAATAATTTGTCTACCGTTGGCTGAATAACAATCACCTGCCATTATTTAACTCCTTTAATGAATGTAGTTATACAACAATAAATATATAAATCAGAAATTATATATAAAATATGATAAAGATTATTGGAGTTTTAAAAACCTAGCTATACAATATCTTCCCATACCTGATAATTTTTTTATATCATCATTCATTTTAATTGGTTGAACGGCATGATTGGTTGAGGATGGAATTATAAGAAGTTGATTTCTTTCCAAAGGTATATCAATATCGTAATCTGATAAATAGATATCACCACCTGTAAAAGATTTTGGCTCCTCCCATATCCAATACATAATTGATATAACGGCTATATCCCTATGAGCTTTATAATAATCGGTATTCTCATAATAAGCTACAAAAGTGTTATCTAAGTTTGTATATCTCCAAGTAGTATAAAACCAATGTAAATCATTGAGTTTTTTTAACAACTCAACGTCACCATAAATTTTATTCATCAAAGATAATATATTTGATGTGGTTCTATCAGTATATAAATCATCCAATCCTATTTGTGTATTTTTTTTATAATCTTTGGTTGGTAGATTTTTACCATCTTGAAACGTCATCTTAGGAGTCAGAAATCTCAACTCAGATAAAATTAAATCCATTTCCTTTTTGGTAAAATAGTTTTTAGCCAATAAATAAGGTATTTTATCGTTATTTGTTATTATTTCAAAATCATTACTTCTTTTTTGAATATAACTCTGCGCTTCCTTTGATTCTGTAAGTTCCATTTTTTTATCTATCATATTGAACCTTTCTATAACTATTTATAAATATATTGTAACTTTGTCAAAATAAATTTATTTATACCCTAATATAAACTACCTTACCATCTGGCCCATCTTGTCCAGTCTCTCCGTTTTGACCTGAAGCACTTCCTCCGACTTGTCCACCCTCACCTGCAGCCACAGTTATTTTAGAAGTTCCAAAACCAACATCGGTATCATTCGATTGGGTTATTATGACAACCACACCTCCTGAACCACCAGCGCCGGCGCCGCCACCACCACCGCTAGTTCCGGGCCCACCATCGGCACCACCATCACCTCCACTACCACCTGCTCCTTTGGTTGCTGGCATAGGGACTATGACACTCGTCCGAGCCGATGGTGTTTCACCAGCCGTACCGGCAGTACCTGTACCGCCATCGGTGGCACCACCTCCACCACCTCCTCCTCCACCAGCGCCTCCGTTAGGTTTGAGTCGAGGAGCGGAGTCGATATCACCCATCACATCCCTCATCATAATAAGAACATGAGGGTCAAGCACATCAATTCTTGTAGCCGCAAATGTGGTACTACCTCTACCACCCGCGGCGCCTAATTCACCACCTGTAGACATTTTGTTCTCCTATTTTTTTTAAAGTCCAGCTGCACCACCATTACCACCTTGCCCACCAGTCGCCTGTATGGTTCCGCTGTTTTTAATTCTTCTTGCCGATATTAAAATTAATCCGGCACCACCTCCGGCACCGCCTCCACCACCACCTTTAACACCTTGTCCAACCCCTGAACCACCAGCTCCACCATCACCACCTGTGGCACCACCTGCTAATGTGCCTTCAGCCGCACCAGCACCACCCTCTCCGAAGTTTGGGAGTGATGCATCCGAACTCCCACCATTTTCTCCTTGCCCTCCGTTGTGGGACAGTATGGATTGTCCATCAATTGTCAATAAATCATATACGAATAATCTGAATCCATTTGTCACCAATCTCATAGCACCACTATCATCATCTAAATTCAATGAATAAGGATACCAATCTCCCTGCATAGTCCACGTATTACCGCTTCTCGTACAAACAGTCTCACCAGCAGCATTATCAAATCTGGTGCTGGATTGGTGTGGGCCTAAATCTGCTATACCATCTGGTGGTTGGTGTTTACCAACGGCAGAAGTTCCTCCACCCGCGTTTAAAACAATATCACCATCACCACCAAATCCAAATAATCTTGAACGTTCAATCAATATATCATCACCGACAATCTGACCAGAACCACTAATTGTTATGATATCCACACTACCACTTCTGAATGATAAGGAATCTCCAGTTATCGAAATATTTGTGTTTACACCCGAAGTTTGACCGATGCGTGTGGTTGAACCGAATTGTGCGACCCCAGCACCACTCTGTGTAACGTGTAAACCTGCTGAACTTATAAATGATAAGTTGTTTGAATCATTTAAAGTTTTTACTCCGCTTGAATTTGCTATAACTCTGTTGTTCCCACTACTATCGTTAACTAAAAAATTACCATCATTTAGTATTTGAACTCTTTTGGTAGAACCATCACCATCATAAAAATCTGAGCCAGTTGATGAAATAGCCGTATGTGATTTATCACGCCTACCGACTGTGCTTGTAGCACCAAAGTTTGCGACTCCCACACCACTTTGGGTAACGTGTAAACCTTCTTGGTTTAGAAATGTTAAATGGTTTGAAGTATTTCTAACAACGACTCCATCTGAATTTGCTACAACCCTAAAATTTCCGTCAGGCGCATTTATTGTAACATTACCATCATTTTGTATTTGAACTCTTTTGCTAGCACCATCAGCATCAAAAAAATCTGAACCAGTTGAGGAAATTGCTATGTGTGATTCATTGACCTGTCCAATCCTCATAGTGGTTCCAAAATTAGACAATGAGGTTCCACTATCTGTTAATACCTCTACCCCTGCGCTAGTTAATTTAACTTGGGTTTCGAATGGATTTATTTTAGCTCCCAATGATGCGGACAATATAGAACCAGATGCTGATGATGATGCCGCTGCCGCTGCCTTAGCATTTGCTTCAGCGGTGGTTGCAGCATTTACACCAATGGAGCCTGAGGCTGATGATGATTGTGCGGCCGCTAATTTAGCATCCGCTACCCCACTATCAATATTACTTTGTAAAGAACCTGTAGCGGTTTTGAGGGATGTGAGCTCTGCCGCGGTCGGGCCGCCTGTTATTGTTATCGAACCCTCAATTGCTAAATCGGTTCCATCCCATACCAATTTGTCCTTTAAACTGAATTGACCTGAGTTATCAACAAAAAAAGCGGTATTAGAATTTCCGTGATTGCCAGTTCCAATAAACAATTTATTGTTTTGCATTTTTATACCGGCGATTGAACCAGTGTTGGCTACAATACCTCCCTCTAAAAATACATTTTGTGAATACAATCCAAAACCAGCGTTTGATGGGCTTGTTCCTTGCAGTCTTTCTTGACTTAATCCACTCAAATCGCCCAATCTAGCTTTCAAATCAACATCATAAACACCGCTACCCGTCCTCTCAACAATATCAATGAAAGGTGTGAAAGTATCGTTTGGATTTGCATTTAACCTAATATAACCAGTATTGGTTTTACCTGTTGATACGACCACTTGAGAACCACTATATGATTGTGCATTTCCAGGCGTTTGTCCTAATGAACCTGTGATACCTGTGGTGCCTGCGCCAAAACCTCTTGTAACAAATAGTAAGCCAGATAAGTTTGTATCACTTGATGGTACACTTCGTGATGCACTTACAACTTTAACATACTCGGTTGCGAAGCCAGTATTACTTACTTTTTTCAAAGATAATATTTCGTCCGCTACAAAACCAGTAACATTTTCGACCGACATTGTAGTTTGTGCTGCTGTATGTATTCCATTTGGAGCTGCAGCTGAACCTGTTAGAACGGTTGAGTTTGCGACATATAATTGTCCACCGACTGCGTTGACCGTTTCTTTTTCAAATACTGCTGTTTTTAATGTTCCTCTAATTCTTGCGTTTTCAACCTCTAAAAATCCACCATTTTGTGCGGTCAGTCTAAAACCACTACCCGCTACGTCACTAGCAAATCCAGTTGATTCTATAGTGCCATCGGTGGCGTTTAAAATCAATTTACCACCAGTTAGTGTTGTACTTCCTAAAGTAAATCCTCCGATTGTGCCTGACTCAGCTTTAAGAACACCTGCGGTGGTAACACTAAATGGTGCACTAGCAAAAGTAGCATTACCTAATTGAATGCCTGTATCTGCATCGGCGATGAATATCGTATTACTGCTTCCTAAAGTTAATGATTTATTTGTAGTATTTAGTATGAAGTTTGTGGCTGTTAAATTATCCGAACCAATGGTAAATCCACCAATCGTACCACCAGCGGTCGCCGTAATGGTTCCCTGCATTGTGACGGAACCATCGTTATCCAAATGAAAGTTACTAGAGCTTATCTCTATCTTATCATCGGAACCACTAATAAATTGTACACCCTCTCTACCAAAAAAGAATTTATTTGTTTTGATATCCAATTCGGATGTACCATCTGGTGTTAAAGTTCTGAATCTAAATGACCCACTACTTCCATCGTGAAGTTCTAAACCAACACCATCATAACTTTCTGTGGTTTTAAATGACGCTGAGACAGAACCACTAAATATAGCGAAACCACCAATACCACTCACGCTAGAACTTTCAAATCCAGCGTACCCTACCGACCTAATGTAAGCTGAGTTTACTCCAGCCGCCTCAATACCTGTATCTACAACTTGCCCCATAAACAATGAGCCAGTCAATAAATTATCAGTTCCTTGTATTGTAAAATTTTGACCCTCAAAAAACACGTCATCCTTAAAAGATGTCACAGCAGATTGATTATTATTGATATCATAATATTCAACCATAAAATCAAATATATCCGGCCTTTTTACCAATGGTGGTAATGGGGCTATGAATCTAAATTCATCAGGACTAAAGCCTGTTTCTGTTGCTGGGCGTATTGATAAGTCTGAAATATACCACTCGCCAGAATCGACCCTAATTTGTAAAGAACAATCATCAGCATCAGCGGTATCGGGAATAAATGATGGTTCAAACATTTGTTCAATTAATCCAAAGCTTTCAAAACCTCTATTCTCATTAACCTCCAAGACAATTGAATCTCCTGGATCTCGGGTTGAGATATCTTTTAAAGGTTCACCATAGACTCCTTGCGGATTGTTTGGACTACCTCCTTTAGGAATCGGTGTCTCAGGTGGTAATTTACTACTGCTTATAAAAAATTCTAATCTAGCTCTACCACCATCTATATTTTGTTTCGCCGTACCACCGTCTTCAGTTTCGACATATGCAATTTTAGGCGTCTTTTTACCCCAAAATCTACCCCTCAAAACATATTGAACGTTTTTAACTAACTTCATAGGTTTGGTGCTGAGTGTCTCAATTCTTAATGATTCATTGAATTTTGAGGTCGAACCAGAAATATAGATTGTATCAATTGTAGCGGGATTTTCAAATGATGATGTATATTGTACAAATCCTAATGAGTTAGTCCCCACTGCTCCTATTGAAGCAGATGATGGATAGCCAGCACCACCAGTTTGATAATCACCTGTATCGTGAAAGGCTCTATAGTTATTTGTGACGGTATGTTGTCCTGTAAAATATCCTATTCTTTGAAAACCGCTTGGTGAAAATGGGTCAATCAGTTTTTCTGGCGCTTCAACTAATTTTTCTGTTAATAATTCATAATCACCTGCTGAGCCCTGACTTCGACCATAGGCTTTTATTGTAGAAATATCACCTGAAAAAGTTCTCATATTTTTTAAATTGATATCCGCAAAAGAACGGAAGTAGGTTGTTGAAGCGGAGCCTGTATCTGTGGATGGAGTTTCGATTTTGAATTCATCACAAGTGAATGGGACAGGTATCAACAATCCGCTAGACTCTTCTTTGATTGAAAATGGTCTAGATAACTTTATCTGTTGTGTATTAATTATAGATACGATTGATGATGTAAAGCTTGAAGAGGTAAAGTTCTGACCATCAATACCCTCTATTTCTTCGGATACTTGTGGATTGTCCACAAACAAAGTCCCACCAACAACTGATGAAGAAAAATTACCTGTTAACCTTTTAAATAATTGAAATGGTGGTGAATTTGTAGAATCGTTTTCCTCTGCATTGTTTTGAGGGCCTCTATCTTCATTTTTAGAGGTTCCACCAAATCCTTTTCTTTTACTAAAATTTGAATCAAATTTTAAAAAATCTGAAACGTATTTATTACCATCCGATTGTGTGTTTCGTGGCCTGTTTCTTTTTTGGTTTTTAGCTAATCTTACATCAGTACCTGTGCCAGTCCCCTCCAATGTATTTCTGTATGAATTATACTTAGCAAAACCAGTATCTCCTGTTGGTGAGTTTGAGGAGGCAAAAGAAGTTGGGTCACCCTCAAATCTATAAGATTTGTACAATGATGAGAATGGGCCTGAATCCTCATACTTTCGAAAATCCCTTATGTGACCCTCACCCATATCATCAGGAAATTTTCTTACAGTTGAACCTCCACGTGGGTCAGCCTCAGAACCTTGCCCTTCAGCGCTTATTGTTTCAATTGACTTTGTGGCTTCAGTCTTTATAACATAACCTTTTGTAATCTCAGATACCTCCATTGATGGTTGAGATTCTGGCGTTTGTCCATAAAATATAATGGGTTGGGTATTGTCTAAATTTGGATTAATAAAAATATCTGTTTGCCAACGAACATTGTAAATATCCTCATATCCGCTTGGTACATCTATTAAATTTGGATTCAATTGTCCGGCTATATAAAGTGTTGCTCTACCTGGCGCTGTGTCCTCATATACCTCAATCATAATGTGTTTGGATGGATTATCTTTTTTGTAGAATATTGGCTCTGTATAGATAGGGAGACCTAAAGAACTGATAAGCTCTACTTTTACCTCTACGTTATCTTTAATAAAATCAGAACCTAATATCTGAAACGTACTTCTCCCCTGCGGTATCTCTCTTTCTAAATCAAAGACACCGAAATAATCAGAGGTTGGTGATGTGTCCTCAACGGCAACATCTAAATCTCTTAATCTTTGGTCAATTAAAAAACGTTTTAATACGGGCATATGTTATCCTATTTGATATAATATAAATATTTTTTTTTAAAATTTTATACTTATAAATATTAACGAAGTATGGATAATATCGGTATGAAAGGTAAATATTCTTTTACTATAGAAGATGAACTTATAGCCTGGTTTAGGAAATATGTTAAAGAGGAAAGTACAACGATGAGCGCAGTCCTGAATCAATATGTTTTGAAATTAAAAAGGGAGACTGAGAAACAACCTGAGAAGTTAGGGACGTTTAGAATGCCCGTTGGAAAAAGGGTTATACATAGTTAATATTACTATAACCATTTTCTTTTTTAATCTCTAATAAAGAGTCAACAGCATCTCTCATTGATTCAATATGTGAAACGATTAATGTGAATTGAAATTGTGATTTTAAATATTGAAACAGATTATACACAGAGTTTAAGTTGTCTGAATCCATTGTGCCCCAACCCTCATCTATGGCTAGGAAATTAGTTCGTGGTAAATTAGATACATTAATTAATCCAACTCTAATTGCGAGGGAGCTGATAAATCTTTCCATACCACTTGATAATTCTAACGGCCAGATATTATCATCATCATAAACTATCAAACAATTTATGTTTTTACCATCCATTTGTAAAACTATACCAAAGTCAACTAATTGTGATAAGATATTATTTACCTCACCTTCAATCGTCGGTAACGCTTTCATAATCAATTCATAAGGAACACCGTCCCTTTTCACCGCATCTAAATAATATTTGTAGGCCTGATATTTAGATTCATACTCTTCGACTTTAACTATGGTATCCATAATATTGTTTTTTTCTGTCTCTAAAATTTTTATCCTGCCGTTTGTATCATTAACTTTGTTTTGAAATTGTTGAACTAACGATGATAACGAATCAATTGTTTCCTTTAAATCACTAATGTCATTTTCGATTTCCTTATTATATTTTATATCATTTTCTTGCTCATAATACTTTTGTATCTTTTCATCGATAACATTAATTTGAGTTTCGTAATTTTTATTTTTTTCTATCAATAAAGTTTGCTGTGATACTAAATTATTTTGTACATCAGTAATGTTTTTAAGCTCTGTTAGTAAATCATCGTAATCATTTTTTTGGCTTTTTATTTTTTTCAACTCATCTAATTTTGTGTCTAATTGTTTTCTTTTCTCAATATAGCTTCTGGCTAAAATAGCGTCCTTTTCAATCAACTCTTCGGTCTGTTTTGTGGATGAAAGAACTTCGTTTTCGGCACAATATTTACAATTAACATCGTGATTTTCTTTAAAATGTGAGATTAAATCTATAAGTTTTTTCTTATCTTTTTTATGACTTACATCTATTTTTAATTTTTCAATATCATTGTTTAGAGTTTCATTTTCTAATTCATATTTTTTTAATTGTTGAAATTTTTCTTCTACTTTGTTTTCCAAATGAATTTCTATCTCTGATTCTATATCAGCCTTCTTAGATTTTGTCTGAATAGCATCGCTAACAATTGAGTCCATACCACTTTTATTTTCGGATAATAATTTTGAAAATTCGTTTTTAGTTTTTTCTAATTCATCAATATTTGTAATCGAATCATCTAAAGGTTTTAGTTTTTTTGTTAAATCTAAAATATCCTTATTGAGTTGTTTTTCTTCACCTAAGTGATTGTCTCTTTCTTTTATTAAGGATTTATATGTTTTAGATATTTGTTCAATCTCTTTTTGTGTATCTGATAATTGTTTATCGTAATCTGTTTTCTTAAAATCTTTTAGTATAGCTGATATATCCGATATGTCTTGATTAGCCATTGTGTAAAGTTTATCGAATATTCCAATACCCATAAATTGTGCTAATAATTCTTTTCTTTCTTTTTGTGTTTTGTCGATAAAAACAGTCGAATTATTTTGTAATGATAAGGTTGTGAGAATAAAATCCTCATAACTTCCAATTACTTTTTTGATGTTAAAATTGGTTGTTCTTCGTTGGTCACCATTTAAAGAAACCTTTTCTCCGACCTCATCTACCATCCAAAAATCTACATTGACTTTGACATGCCCATTTCTTGATTTCTTACCTCTACGTTCTATATAATAGTTGATATCATTTATTTCAAAGTTTAGTTTACACCAAAAATTATTCTTTTTATTATTTAGTACATTTTCGGCTTTGGGTGCACGTGATGAAGTATCAAATAGACAAAATGATAAAGCATCTAATAGTGATGACTTTCCACTAGCGTTTGGTGCGAATAAACCATTGATACCCATAATTTTTGTGAAGTCAACTATATTTTTATCACCATAACTAAACATATTTTCAAATTCAAATTTCTTAATTACCCAATCAACATTACGAGAGATATCCTCCTCAGGCATAGATAAATTTAAATCATCATTAATTTTTTTTATTTTAAGTAGTGTCTCATCATCAACATAGCTATTTCTTTTTAAAAAGTTTTCTATGAGTTCATATTGATAATTAGGATTGGTGATATCACCCACATCTATTTTTTCTTTTACTTCACCTCTATTTAGCTCTAATCCATCTGTGCGTGTCACCGTAATATCATATATTCCATATTGTTTGTGAACAATCGATAAACATTTTTTTAATTCTGTACCATTTGTATTTGAAACCCTAACTCTTAATCTTGCTTTTTTGGGCATGTCTTTTATTTCAGGTAGTTCACCATTATCTATATCAATGGTGTAATAACCATAATCATTGGGTATCTCTATATATTTTGATTTTCTTTTTGGTACATCCCATAATAAATACCCATGCGATAAACCCTCACCGTGATTTTGTTGAACCAATGAACCACAATAAGCTATCGTTTCCTCATCATTTAAAAATTGTCTTTTGTGTATGTCTCCTAATAAACCTAAATCATAACCTTTAAATTTGTCTATATGAACATCGGATGGTAATCTGAAACCTAAGTCTGTTTGTGCTCTATCAACAGTTCCGTGAAATAAAACTACTTTAGTATCGCCATCTACCTTATCAGAGGTAATGAAATCACTTTCATCGCTCCAACAATCCCACACAACAAATTTTGTATCAGCGCATGTATAAATTCCACTATCTTTTAAATAATATAAATTGGGATGATTTAGATTGTTGACTATCGGAGTCAAAACATCCAAACGAGACCGATTATTTAAATTACAATCGTGATTACCAGCTATAATTAAAGTCGGACATATATCGGATAAATTTTTGAATAATCTAGATAATTGGTCTACTAACTCAGGTGACATCTCTGTTTTTGAGTGAGCTATATCTCCACCGATATACGCTACCGCATTGTCTTTGTTCTTTCTTACTTCCTCATAGGTTCTTTCAAAAACCTCTTCGTATTCTTTATGTCTTTTTAAATTCCTAATCTGTATATCGGAAATGTGATGTATGTATTTTAATTCCTTAAAATCAACATTTAGGTTTTCTTTTTTAATCAACTAATAGCCTCATTGGTTTTTCATTTAATTTATGTTTTATCAAACTATAAAAATCCATCTTCTCTGCTTTTTTCTGTTGGTGTAGAAAACTTTCAAACCCTATATCGTTTGGGTCTTTTTCGTTTAGTTTGATAAATCGGACATCTATATCCTCTTTGAGGAGTTTATCTATAATTTTTAGACTATCTGAAATAGCATCATTGTCTAAACATATGTACACTACTTTTACATTCTCACTAATAATTTTATGATAAAGTTGTGACATAATAGTTTTACCGAACAATGGTATACAATTACGTTTAACAGTTATGGCATCTAACGGCCCCTCAACTAATGTAATTGGTTCGTTCCAATTAATTAATAATTCAAATCCTATAATATTTTTTGATGTCGGTGAGTTTCTATATTTCATCTTACTATTATAAAAGTCCCTACCTACAAAAAAATTTAAATTACCATCACAATCATAAGATGGGATAATAATTCTATTAACGTAGGTGCCACTATCACAATAACCAATATTATACTTTAATATATCATCGGATGTAACACCTCTATTATTAAGGTATTTTAACGCATGTTTTTTTACTATGGAATCTTTCGAATCATAAAATGGTTTAAATTCATTTGGTAAACTTAGAAAGGTTTTATTATCTTTTTTTATTTGTTTTTTAAATTGCCAATCATCATCTTTAGTAAGTTCTTTTAGTTCGCTAAAATATTTTGTGCTTACATTAAGTTTTTTAAAAAGATTATAGAGATTATGACCACCATTGTTACTTACCCAACAATGCCATTTACCTGTATTTACATTAATTTGTAACTTTGGTTTGTGATGGGATATGAATGGTGACCAAAACATATACTCATTTTGCTTTGTTAGTTTTTTACCATTACCATTTAATACCCTATTAAGTAATGATATGATTTTTGTTTCATTCATTTAGTAATTCTAATAACTTTTCTATTTCCAAAACCGCATATATTTTTGAACGATTTCTTTTAAAAATAACCAATGGTGTATGTTCACCACTATTTTGTTCTGCTTGGTCAAGCGCTGACCAAATATTTAATTTTTCCTGATTCTTACACTCAACACTAAAAGGAAATAATTTACGTGCAGCTGGGGATAATAAAATATCTTCTCCGCTATCACCCATCGTTATTGAACGAACATCATCACTTTCCAAGCTGTCAAACTTTTCTAAAATTAAATCACGAATTTTATTTTGTAACCTTTTACCTTTGTTCTTTGCCGAACGAGATTTCATATACTAATCTTTTTCTCTAAACTTTTAAAACTTTTTAGATAAATAGTCTTGAAAAAATCAAAAATCAATTATTTTTTTCATCCACTTTTTATAGTTCGCTCTAGCCCATTTTTCAGCCTTCTCTTCATAGTAATTATCATCGTGAAAATCACCACCTTTTTGGATTGCTAGCTCACCCTCCAAACTATATTGTTCTTTATACTTTTTCTTTCCCAATCTCTTTGCATCTAAGGCGTGGTCAATTTCATGCAATACCGTAATTAGAAAATCTTTGATGGTCTTATATTGTGGACGAAGATTAATAATGTCCTTATCGACATTATAATCACCCTTTAATCTACTTTTAACAAATTTGATTCTACTTTTCAAACCATAATGTTTAACCAATTGGGATGCTACGTGATGATAATCAATTCTTTCTAATAAAAAATTTGATAAACTAATCATTACAATTCTCACATTTACAATTTGTCAATTCATCAGGTATCTCTGTGCGAGTCACTTCATTTCCCTGAGAATCTCTTATTATTAAATCTGTATCAGCTTTCACCAAAATATCATCCATATTTAAATCCTGTATTTCACATTTACAATGATTACATATCTTTTTCAACGATTGTTCTCCAGCAGCAGATATGGAAAATTTTATCATGTATCAAATCTTATGACAAAACTCATCGCCATTTCTTTATCATTTTTGACTGGTTTTGCTAATTTACCAATCGCCAATAAATTGTTAAAATCATCATACAAACCAATACCTGTAACATAAGTAGAAAAATCTGAGCCTGTCACCATAGGTTTGTAACTACCCGTACCAGCATAGAATTCTTTATAGGAAGAGCTACCCGGAGGTATGTCTAAATAATTCCAAATGTTAGAGGAACTGGCATTTGCTTTTCTTGGTATCAAAGAACCACTACCCACTTGCCAACTACCACTATTGCCTGGAAATAAACTGACGTTAGTTGTGCGTGTTAATTCGTTCGGTTGTATAGAACATAAATATTCTCTTTCAAAAATAGTTTGTGTAGATTTGAAATTAACCTCCCAACCATCTGTGCCAGTTGTCGCGCCAACATTTTCATAAGAAGAGCCAGTATCAGTTATAATTAACAGACCATGCTCATAAATAACATTACCTATAACACTACCACTAATTTGCCCATCACTTCCAACCGATTGAGATGCTATACTATAGCTAGCTGAAAATTGGTTATCGTATAAATTACCTAAACCATCATCTTTGATTATAAGTGTTGAATCCGTACTATCGTCATTTAAAACCACAGAGTTAGGTTGTATTTTCTCACCATAAAATTGTCTTGGAATTGTTACGACATTACATTGGCTATGTAAGACTCTGGACCTGTAACGATTGGATATTTCTCCAACCGCATCTGAAGACGAAATAAATGATGAGTCAAAGCTTGAAGACGGTTTTAACCAATGCTCTAAATTTATTGATTGGCCATGCACATCCAAATCTTTATAGTATAGTTGATTAATTGTTGAGTAAGTTGCTAATTTGTAAAAAGTAGCTAAGTATGGTTTTTTGTTTAAACTAGCTGATAACTCATTGCGAACGCCAAAACTTTGTGAATCGGCAGTTGAAGTTTTGAAGTTATAAGTGCTACCACTAACACCTATTAATCCATAAACACCGCTACCGCTATCATTATTTGTGAATGTGAATTTTTTGTGAACTTGGAAGGGTCTTATGGCTACATCTTCTGGTTCTATATTTTTGAACATTGTAAGCCCTTAGATTTAGAAGTCAAGCTTTACTTTGATAAGTGCCTCTCTTGTCTTATCCTTTAGAATAGGTTTACTCAATTTTGCTACAGCCAACAAATCGTCATTTTGTTCACCATATAAACCTACAGTAGTTATGAATGTCTTCGAGTTACCTTTAAAAGCGTCTATCTTAAGACTACCATCAGAACCACTAACGTATGTTGGGTTTTGACTAAAATTAAAGTCTTTATTTTTAACTCTTACAAAGTAATGATTAGAAGTAACCTTTTCTTCTCTTCTAGCAGCAAAATAAATTCCTGTTGTACCATCGGAATAAGCTCCACTTGAGCTAACAGCGTTGAACATTGTAATATGGTTATTGTTTGCTGTATTTGATGCGGTGACCGTATTTAAATGATAATGACTACCACTTAAAGCGCTTGGATTTAATATTAATATTCCAACCTCTGGATAGAAAAATCCATATGAACCATGCGTTGTTTCGGAATCAGCCGCAGTATCTATAGTGGTTGAACCACCTGCAACACTACCACTCACAATGTTGAACTCCACACCCAATTCACCTGAATTTGGATTAGTATTAGTGCTACTATCATCGATTAATTGTAATAATTTTCCTCCTGCTGGTTGAGCGGCTGAACCACTAGCACCCAATCTTAATTCCCAATTACCAGGATCCATTTTCTCTCTTAATCTAGCTCTGTTGATTGTAATGACATAAATATCATTTTGCGCTTTTGTATTACCTTTGAATGAAAATGTTTCGGTCTCAGGCGGATTTATTAAATTATTAAATTGTCCATAAATAGCTGCTGTTACCCTATCGCCTGTAGCACCAATCGTACCCAAAGAACCACTACCACCTTTATGACCATAAGCTATCGCAAATTGTCTTTCTGAAGTGGTATCTGTTAATGGTTTATTGTAGACCTCTACAAAATAATCTCCGTTGCTGGCGCTTTGTACAGAGGATGTATGTGCTCCACCGCCAGTTGTATCTTGTAAATTACCAACACCTTCCGACCACATACCAGATGATATTGTTGAGGCTTGGTCTCTTATTACATCGTTTTCTTCATCAAATATTTGAAACATTAATTACTCCTATACTTGTGGTGTTGTACCACCTGATGTTGCGGCTTTTATTGCTAATGGTATGCTAACTCTAGCGCCAGAATTTACTCCCTCTATGGTTATAGTTGCGTTTAAATCTTGATTTAACCTAGCTGCAACAAATGTAATAGTTTTACCTCTGGCAGTAACAGTAGTGCCAGCTGTTTGATTACCGCCTCCACCAGCTGAACCCCCTCTTAATACACCAGCGGATGAATTACTCAATGTAAATATATAAGAATTATCAGCTACATTTTCGGTGGTTGGGCTAAAGGTTGTTGATTGGCTAGCTCTCAAAGTAATTGTTGAGGTATCCATATTAATAACACCAGCTGCTGTCGCGCCCTCACTGGCGTTGATTAGAAAGTATTTTAATTTACCAACTGGAAAAGCCTCCAACAAAGATATGTTTTCAATTACCGCGCCAAAAAAATTCGACCCATTTGGGTGTGTGGTATCGTATAATGAATAATCTATTTCATCATCCGATAATCTAAATCTAGTTATTTTAAATTGTCCATCACCTTTCGCTAACAACTCTCGACCTTTTTTGGTCAATATAGCGTCAACGGTTGTCGATGTATTGTCAAGAAAACCCATATTTTAATCTCCTCATTATGTATAAATATATGATTTCGAAAAATTCTTTTTGATAGCTTAAAACACTTCTTATATAAATATGGTGTTAATTAATTTTATACCATTTTTTTATGTTTTAAAGTTATCCCTTTCCAAAGTTATCCTCTCCACCTGTAAATCTGTTCTCATAATATTCCTCAGTATTATTTCTTCTGTCCTCAGATGTTGGAGAAATATCTATTTCACTCTGACCCTCATTCGATGTATTTAAATATTGAGGTGCTATACCAGCGGTTTCGGATTCATCAAATTGTGATTCACTTTCTGGTGTAGGAACTGTTGCTGGAGCTAATGGTACGTTTAAACCTAATCCCCTACCAAATCTTCTATCTGCTTGTCTGACGTTATCGCTCTTATTAATTACCAATCTAGAATCTCCACCTAAACCCGGAGGAGCTTTAGCGACCGAAGTCGGAGCCGTACCAAAGACCTCAATCGGGTCTGTTGATTGAACATTATAGTTACCCCCTACAGCGCCAATAGTTGTATCGGGTGTATTTTTAATTCCTTCAAAAAATAATCTTCTTTGAGCGGTTGTAGTTCTAGATATAGGTTCAAAAGGTGATGGTGAAAAAGATGATGAATGTGCCCCACCATTTGTTGAAGTTGTTGGCTTTAATGAACCTGATAAAAACGAATCATATTGGTCTTGACCAGATGATGCTGAGAAAAATAAATCCTTTATCTCATATCTTTCCGAAAATTGAGAACCACTCACGAACTCATAAACTGCCTCTGAGAAAAATTTTGTAGGTTCATCGGCTGAACTTCGATTTCCATAACGGACTGATGCGGTTACATAGAATCTACCCTCTCTACTGTCATAAACGGATGTTTGTAATGATGCCGATTCATTGAGGTAATATATCGATGATTCTCTTAATCTACTTTCAGATATCGTTCCGTCGAAAGTAGGAACACTCTGTGTAGGTAAACTAATAACAGGTCTAAAATCTGATTGTGTGACCTCTAAAATACCAACATTGATTTCGGTTTCTAAATCAACTCTTTCTTGACTTGGTAGTTTACCAATAATCTCTTTAGGTCTTTCAAAAATATTACCCTCAATCAATGTTCCTAATGTAGCCTTAGCTTTTGCTGGTATTAGTTTTTTAAATTGTTGCCACATTGATTGGTCATAGTATTTTACAGTTTGTAAATAATCCCAAAAATTATTTTTACCAGAATATTTTTGAAAATATTTATTTGAAATATCTTTTAGTTCTCTATACTCTAACTCAAATTGGTCACGTGGGTCACCCAAAAATTGATTAAAATCTAAATCACCCACAGACAAAATTATATCTTCATTTACGACATCTACAGGTGAAAAATACAATCCTAATTTATTACTCTCAACATCAAGCTCATCAAATTCGGCGATTGTTTCTTTATTTTTTCTATTCAATACTCTATCAACTTCCCCTCTACTTCCAGAATCCAATGTCTCTAAAGAACTTGTAGAAATTGTAGATGATTCAATTCTAATTTTTTTAGCGTTTCTACGGTTTGGCCCGGCGTTGGGTACGAACATTTTCATTTCTTCCTCTACAGAAGAAAAGTTTACCTCATCAGCAAAATCAACTGCGCTACCCGTAATAAAAGAACTACCAGTCGAAGAAAATGTTGTTTGGTCAGGAGCGACATTAGGTATGTTTGTATCTCCGCTTCCTGTGCTCAAATTTTTATTATCATCAAAAGAAAATCTAACAGGCAGTTCTGTGAAAGATGCTGATGGGTGATTTCCATTGATTGCTTTTGGAGCCGCTACGTGATTATCGAATTTACTCTCCATTAAAGGAGTTGTCCATAATCTAAACTCCATTAATGAACCGCTGAGTGGTGCGCCAAACTCTGCGCTACCACTACCACCTATAAATAAATGACCACTACCTGACCAACTACCATTATAAGAATGTGAAGCCTCAACCGAACCATCAATCAATAAAGTATTTTTTGATTCATATTGTATCTCACTTCTCCCAGCATCATATTTTTTTACAAACAATTCATAATTATAAGCGGTGGAAACATCGTCACTAATATCATCATCTAAACCATAAGCAGTGCTGCCTGTGACTAAGGTTAAATTATCATAAAAGACAGTATCATTTTCTCTTTGATTTTTTAACCTTAGAGATAAAGTAATTGTGCGAGGATTACTAACCGTTCTTCTAACCTGCAATCTTTTAAAATCTGTTGTTATATGTTCAAAATCTGTTTCAGCAAACTCTAACACATTTTCAGCTGAATCTAATTCAAATAATTGTAATTGTACTTTAGCATCACCTTTGTCCATATTGTTACTAGCGCTAGCGGCGACTTGCGCTGAAAATTCAACCTCCTTACCTAAAGAAGCTGATATAAATGATGCGCCAACGCCTTTATGATTAAGAGTAAAAGAATCCTCCGCAGTAGCTGTATGTCTGAGACTAAACTCACTTAGTTTTTCAGAACCGCTATGTGATGTTAAAGTTCCGTTTCTTGCACCATCGGCAAAAATAGTTCCTGCTAATGATTGTGTAAATGGTGAAATATGATTATGTGAGATAATCTTTTTTCTTAACATCACCGAATAAAAATCATTATCATAAATCGGTAACAACGAAGAACTAATTTCTTTATAACCGTTAGAGCCAGATATCATAAAAGAAACAAATCCCTTATTATCAATAGAACCATTATCTTTTAAACGTAATGCCCATTTATTATCTTTTTGAACTAAAGTCTGATTTGAACCTGTTGGAGATTTGAATCTTATCTCAACTGTATGAGGTTTTACAGAATTTACATTTTCCCACGATGATGATACAAATTGTTCACCTTTGAAATCTAATGATTTTGTAAACTTTTTCTTAATATCAAACGTAGCCTCACTACCTGAAAAATTGAGACCACCATATTCCCTAATTCTTAATATTGTTGATGGTATTCCATAACAAGCCACCAACGCTTTTAATGCCTTAGCAGTTCCTTTTGTTTTAAGAAAGTATGGTATATTTAATAATATACGTTTCCAAATTTCTTTCTCAATATCCTCCTCCGCGGTTACTGAATATGTGGGATAGGAAGAACCGCTAGGATTTAAACCTAATTTATATTGTGATAATTCTAATAAGTCTTTACCAGAATTTAATTCCCAACCATATGACTTAGCTAAATCATAAGCTAAATCTTTCGCCAATCCTTCGGTAATCCTTTGTCTTCTATCTGTGACATCACTAAGTGCTTTTATATAAACCCATATCTCATCAAAATATTGTCCAACCATATCCATAAATTTTAAAAAAGTTTCATTCTCAGGGTCGGCTTTGACGTGCTCGGGTAATAAATTTACTAAACGGGTCGGGTTACTATCATCATACAAAGAAGCGGAATCTGTATTGAGACTATACCAGTTTGTAGATAGGGATGATGTTGTATTAGCAACTCTATATGGATTGGCTAAAGTCCCTGCGCCAGATACTTTCGGCCACGCTGTATCAAAAAACTGACCTAAAGAACTTGTAGAAGCCGAAGAACTTTGTTGATACAAATATCTTTCATATCCGTCAAAATTGTTAATAACCTCATCACGTTTATTCTCTATGCTTCTAATATCGTTATCACTTCCACTAAAAGATAATAATGATTGGCTCTCCTCATTATAACTTTGAATGGATTCTAACTTTAATTTGAAATTTTTAATTCTTTCATTAGCTGAACCAAAGTGGGTGAAATTTTCGTAGTTATTATAATCTATGTTTAGATTTACTGATGTGCTACCACTAAGTAAATTATTTCTCAAAGTGTTTTCTACAAATGTTGAGCCCGAACCTATCAATGTATTATAATTTTTAAAATCAGTTGGTCTTTTTTGCACAGGACTTTCTAAGGAATCTTTATTAGGTTGTCTTAAAACAAAATCACCTAAATCTGATTCTTGAAATTCAACGAGTTTTATTCTCTCAACTATGGGTGGAATCATCTCCCTTACCACATAAGCATTATCTTTTACGTTTACGGATTCATCGATTGGATTATATGTTTTGTAAATTATCGAGTTAGGTCGATTTGGAAAGGTATTTGTATCAGATTCGTAATTTATTGCAAGTGATGTTCTATCATTACCGAAACGTAACAATGTCGTAAAGTCTTTTATGTTCTGAAATTTTTTCTTTATTACCCATTTTGGTTTAGCAGCCAGATTGGTTTGTTTTACCCCAGCTAAAATTTTTGCATAGTCATTTATAGACCTATCAACAATTACTTTTGTTGGGTCGATGTATTCGATTATTTTTCCTCTATATGGTGAGAAGATTCCATTTTCTACAAAAGCTCTGGTAATATTCGGTTCTACTATTTGTACTGGTAATTCATAAACTAACTTTATATCTGGATTTGTGGATGAAGAAGCATTTACACGAACAACATACTCACCTAAACCAGCTCCATTTTGTTCAACAAAAAATATTTTTTCAAATCTATTATTATTTGATTGGTCGGAGTTTACTACTTCACCATTAGGGTGTACAACGCTCCATTTGTATATATCAGGTGTATCACCTTCAATGTAATTCAGTCTTAACTCAAATGTAATTGGAAATGAGGGTGCTTGTTCTTCATTTCTTATAGTTGCGGTTCCATAAACAACACCGTTTACCAATCTAACATTTTTAGCATTTGGATGTTCTGATGTGAGTGGTACAATAGCACTATTTTGTAGTAAATCTAAAGCAGAATCAGTTTGTCCGCCTGTGTTACTTCTAAATGATGGGTATTTGATTGGCATAATTCTTAACCCTCATCCTGTTCGTTAACACTTCTAATAAAACTTTTTGCAGACCGAAAGTCATCTATTGTGTCGTTATCACCCTCTTTACCAAATCTTGGGATAACCATAAAGTATTTTCGTTTTTTAGCTCTTAAAACTCTTTTTCTAATTCCATAATTAAATGTGACCGCAACCTCCGCATCATAAATACCTGGTTGTGTGAATTGGATAATCGTAGAATAAAATTTATCGGCCACCGAAAGTATTCCGTCACTAGATACCACCCTAGCCCCAAATTCGTCTATGGTGGTTGGTAATCCAGCCGCATCAATAAAAAGTGGATTTTTACCAATCTGACTTCTACCAAATATATTACGTGTGGTGAATCCTAACTTACTACTCACCGAAGTGGGTAGTTTTGATATTTCGCTATAAAATTGTCTTATGTTGGCTTTTTTACTAACAACATTTCCTTTGAATGCGTTGTTGTCTGGCCTACCTAAATTTGTAAACTTCCACTCTATAGACTCTGGTTGTAGGTCGGTCGAAGAATCAACATACGCTGTAAAATAAATTCCATTTTGGTCTGCGCCCTTTAGAGAGGCAAACGCTCTACCTTTGAAAAAATTATTACCATTAGTTCTGAAGACCTCTTCAGCTAATTCTTTTTTTGCATTACCACCTTTACCAATAGGAAACTTTTTAAAGTGCATATTATACATTTGGTCTTTATTGAGAAGGTCTGGCCCCTTTACACCATCTATATTATAAGTTATATTTTCCCCTATCGGGCCTCTAAGAATAAATGGTCTATCATCTACTTGGGGTAGATTCGAACCCTCCAAAGGAGGAAACTTAACACCAACAAAATTACGACTATTTCGTGGAACGTTTTGACCAAAGTTTACGTTATGTGTTAAGAAAAAATCGGGCGCAAAATCAATTGAGTTTTCAACATCATTTCCGTGAAAATAAACGTCATTAATTGATATTTCGGAGCCCACCATATCTGGAGTGAACCCAACATCATTACCTTTTAGTTCTAAATTTAATAGTGTTGAATCACCCTGCCCCAAACCACCATTAGGGGTTAGTTCATCCAATCCTTTTCCCAATGATACAAAATCAAATCCCTCACTTAACCTTATGGGGTCGGATGTCACATATGTGTTATCCGATTGTAAATTTTCAAAATCACCCAAATATTTTTCGTTTTTGATTCTTAATGGTGCTATTCTGACCTCAGTCCTATCATCAGAAATTTCGTGTACGAAAAATTTATTATCCACCAACTCCAATTTTCTGCTTGTACCATCACTAGCAATTATCTTACCAAAAGCATCAAATTCAAAAGGCCCATCATAAATGTTAGATTCTTCATCGATTAATAACTTGGATTCCGAACCTGCTAGTTCTCTGAAAAAATTATATTCAATTTTATATTCACCGCTTTGATAACCTAAAGACCTCAGGTCACCACCTGGTTTTAATTCTACATTTCCATTATTAACACTAAAATTTTCATTAGTTATTTTGTGTGATTGTATAAAATTATCATCCAAATCATAGATGTTTAATTCTATAAAATCTCGTGGGTCATCTCCAAATGATGGTTTGTTATAAGAATCAATTTGTCCTATTACACGTGATTTACCCTGCCTTATTAAATCAAAATCTTTTTTATTAAATCTCGTTCTGTTTTCCAAAGGCATTAGTTATATCCTCCGCCACTTCCACCACTCGCGGTTTCGGTGTTTGTTGTTCCCCCACCACCTCCATTATCTTCTTCACCTGGTGTGGTTGGTTCACTAAAATCATCAGAGTTTTGTGTACCATCAGTCGAACCTCCGCTAGTCTGTTCACCAGTTTGATTTGTCTCTGGTAATTCGGAAAAGTAAAATGGTATATTAGCACCATTTGGTATGGCATTCAAATCATTTAATCTAATTCTAATGATGGGTATATCATCTACAACCACACCGCCTGGATAAAGTATATCTTCATAAGATTTGAATATCTCTATATTCAAAAAGTTTCTTTTTCTATTATCGGCTAAAAGATATCTTTGTGATAAATCCCTATCTGATATTATCATACCATTCTGTAACTGAATTGTTTGTTCACCTTCATCAGGTAAAGGGTCTAATGTGGCTACGCCTAAATCCTCATCTCCAACTGATAAAGAACTTATGCTTCTATTTATAATTCTTTCGAGAGTAATGTCATTTCTATATCTAACAGTTGTAGACTCGTGGTCAGGTGGGGATTGTGTATTAGGTGGGCCAACCACTAATATTTCGGATGGTGTATTTCTTACTTGACCTATCATCGACTCATCGACCTCCTCTTCAAATGAAACAAAAGTCCCTGCTGAGTTTCTTATCGGACGAGACAAAGAACGAGATACGACACTCTCCCCATAAGCAGCGCTTATCTTATCGTAGTATTCTCTTTTATCTTGTTCTCTTAAATTTTGAAAAAAATCATAAGACTGAAGCTCTTCATTTGTATAAGGCATTTATTATCTACTCACTTTAAATATAAAATCATTGTCAATAAATTGGTCGGTGCGGGTAGCTCCACTTCCACTAACAATTCTGTATAAAACTCTATAGTGTCTTTCAGGCTGAAACGCGTTCATATCCAATCTGAAAAAATTACCATTACCATCACAACTTAAGTGTGAGCCCGTGCCAAATCCAATTAATGTGTCCTCTGAAAAAGCATCCCTTATTGAATATTGACTACCGCTTGGTAAAAACTTTACTGATAAATTTTGTGAGCCTGTTGAAAAAGTTTTAGCTGGAAATCTTTCTCTACCCACAACTCTTAATTTTACTATACTATTTTCTTTGTATTCATCTCTAAGATTTTTCATATAGATTGTAACGTTATCTACATCATCTGCTGATAATGCACTTAATGAGCCAGTATCAAATGTTGAGTCATCCCACTCAACTTCTAATTTTGGTGGAAAAATAGTATGAGTATCGCGTGAGAAAAATTTAAATTGTCCAAATCTATCTGTGTTACCCTCCTCAACATTTGTATCGGAGTTACCAATACTACCGCTTCTTTTTACGATAAATCCATTATTGTGTAATACGACTCCATCGTGAGAACCTGATAACCAATGCTTTACTATATCGGTAACATTCATTCTCATATCTGATGTTTCGTGGTCGAAAGATTGGGATGCCTCATAAGTGCTACCACTTACCCATCTACCACCAGCGCTGTTACTACCACTAACCCATTGTGTGCCTGTAATTTCTCCATCTCTATATCTCCAACTACAACCCTCTGTTGTCTCTGGACTATCACTTAATTTACCCTCTCCTTGCACCCAACTTTGACTTATTGGATAAGCGTACAAAGATTGACTTGTAATTAGTTCTGTTGATGCGGCGTCGAATAAATTTAAGAAATAATTAGCGTCGGCCGGAATTGTTCCGTTGACCACCGATGAAGATATATTAGCTATATCAAATTGAATAACAACTCTACTTACATTTATGGTCTGACCAGAGTCATCCATATCTTTTCTGATTTCTAATATTTCATCTAAACCTGTATTAACACTTTGCGTGGCTTGACCCTCATATAAAGTTGAATCTTTTTGCGCGAATTCAAAAAAGTGCATTTTAGTCTCCTTTAGTAAGTTGTAGTGCCAATATTATTTCCAATTGCTCTACCCTCTATATCGACGTTTGGAAACTTAACTTCGAATATTGACGGGTCTAATGAGGGATAAATAATACCATCTACCGTTGCATCATTTATATCGTATAAATTACCTGAATAACCACCTGATTTTTGAAATTTATTTTCTATCAATATAGGTAAATTATTTGGGTTATTGTCTTGTGGTGGAACAATTGAACCAACACCATCAATCAAAGATAACTTATAAGCTAAATCTGTTAAAACTATTGGTTGATTTATTTGCCATCTATCAATATCAAAAAATCTTTTAACTTCCTCAACACATCTTAAAACCACATCATTCTTATTGAAACCAACTTTTGTTACAACAGAAAATTTTACACCGATGTTAATCACATATGGTGTTTTAATATTTACTGCATCGGTCAACGACCTAAACGAACTTAAATAGGTTTTTATATTTTCTTTCACCGCACGATTTACTGGCACTAAGTTATTAACTTGATTGTAACCTAAAACGTATAGATTAAGAGCTAATGGATTTGGAATCCTTTCTGATATTGCCCGAACAGTTTTTCCAATGTCATCTTCGGTAATAAATTCGTCTGATTCACGCGCTTGTGGTGATTCATTCAATTGGTCATCTTGCACTATGTATGCTTTAGCTACATTCCCATATCTTGAAGGTAAGGCATAAACCCTACCTATGTAATCTTGCTTTGTTACGGCTCTGTTTTGTGCTTGGAAAAATGCTTTGGTATTTTCTCTTATTTCCTCAACTGTCTCTGCGCCTAAACCACCTTTGGTCGGATTTGGATTATTTACACCAACTGACTCCTTAGCAGCTTGAACTTGAGTCGAATCTAAATTTGAATCTTGTATAGCAAAGGTTATACTATTTATTTGGGTAATACTGTCTTGTGGAGAATTGTCTTGTATCCCACCACCAAAAGAATATCTAACGGTTAAAGTTGTATTAGATGGAGCTAATCCATAAGCGCGTGTTTTTAAAAAATTTGATGGGTCAAAAGATGTTTCTAAATTAGAAACTCCACCAGGTAATGATGAACCAACATTATCAGGATTTGGAATAATCTCCTCATCTGGATTATCTGACACACCAGCACCAAATCTTAATTCGGTAAAGTTATCCTCACGATAATAAGTGGTATAACGACGAGGGGTTTTTACAACCTTCAGTAAGTAAGGTGCGTCGTCCTTAAACTGACCTAAGTTTCCATCAGCATCCATACTATTTTCTACATCTTCAAAAACAGTTTCTTGCGCCAAAGAATCAACCTTTGACCAATTATTACCATCACTATCGGTGACGCTGATAATTTCAATCACCCCTTTATTAGCTAATTTTACTCTATCAAATTTTTGTGCATCGGTAAACGTAAATTGTTCCTCAGTAATATTACCACTTTCAATCTTACCAGACTTCTTCAAAAGATATTTAGTCGGTAAATTAGTGGAGTCATCTTTTTCAAAAATATCTATAGTCATTGGACTTAGAGAACTACTGAATTTAAAATTTACATCTTCAAGTGTTCTAAATATTGTGCCAGTTGAAACTGATGAAACCAAAGAATTTTCTTTAATTGTTAACGCAAATCTCATATCTGGCTGCACATCACCCTCACCACCGATAGCGGGAACTAACTGAAAGAAATCTAAATCACCGCTTGATGGTGAACTTAAACGTGGTTTGTAACCAAAAGTTTGCGCTAATGCGAACAAAGTCTTTCTTTCTTCCGCATAAGCCAGCAAAGATTCTTTAAATTGATTGTCTATGTAATATGATAATACATCTCCGACATAAGCGGCCATCTCAATAAACATCATACCAGGAGACGCTTCGTTGAAATCGTTATAATTATTTGGAAAATATGTTTTAGCAAACTCAATCAAAGAACTTCTAAACGAAGAGAAGTCTTTGTTTAAATATCTAATATCTTTTTTAACATCGGTTTTTGTTGCCGTATATGACATATTTATCTCCTATTAATACCCACCACCGCCTGTGGCACCACCACCACCAACTCCAACACTACTAACGGTAGATGCTCCACCAAAACTCACAGTCACCTCCTCAGAATCTTGCGGATTGTATTTTAAACTAATTGTTAATGTAACATATAATAGATTAGGATTATTATTATCCTGAAAAATTTTTGTATCGTCTAAATTCACATAAGGCAACCATGTGTTGAAGTCCTCCGTAATTTCAGTCTTAACTCTTTCCGTAAACTCCTCCACATCATTATATTGTTCAAACAACAAATTATGTAAATTGGAACCAAAGTTTGGTTGACCTACTCTTTCACCTTTCATTGTTTTCAACAAATTAGCTGCGCTATATTTAGCTTGTTCTAAATAGGTTTGTGTCGATGAAAAGAAAGTAATATTATTAGATGGTTTTAATGGTAATTGTAATCCAATATAAGTATTAGGGTCTAAGTCTTTTGCTAAGGAGCTCATTTTTTATCCATCGCTTTCATTAAAGCACTGTAGTCGCGTGTCATAGCATTCACTACATCCTCAGGTACTGAATCTGGATTTACACCCTTACTCTTAATAGTTTCTACTGCATTCATATTTCTAGCCACCTCATTTGACTCAACTTCTCTACCCATAGTTCTAGCCACTAACTCACCCATTCTGCTTGTGTCATATGTGCCACCACCCATTGTTGGATATGGTGCGTTTTCACCTTGCGGAATACCACCTTTTGTTTCATTTAATATTTTGTTAAGAATCGGGTCGTTCACCAATTTCTTTTCTTTTTTTTGTGGTTCTTCTTTTTGAATTGTAACCGAATCAGATAAATTAATGGATTGTTTTTGTTCATTAATAAATATCCTATTAACTTCTTTTTTGACCTCTCGTCTTACAATTTCAGAGATTATTTTTATAAACTGTTTTTTATTCATTTTAACTCCTATGCGGTTTGAACTTCTTCGCTTAAAATATTTCTTAACTTACTACTTACCCTGGTAACAGCTGTAGCTAATGACGCCGCGTTGCCTGGCAAAGTACCGGGATTCAAAACTGGTACAGTAGCAAATGTATTCAGCGCTGTTATTAATTCTTGTAATATAGAAACTAATTCACGACCTTTTACTAATGGTTGTTTATCACCTCTTCCTAAATTTACGTTCTCTGAATTTAGACTGATTTGATTAGCGCTCATCCCTACATTATTTCTACCATTAATAAATATACCATCCGATTTTATTAGTATTTTTTTTCCATTAATACTTTCATCATTGGTAGTTTCACCATCAAAACCTGTTATATAAATTGATGAACCATCATTATTCCAACTTTCGTCTATAGGTTGTTGTCCACTTAGATTTAAATCCGTCCTTTGTCCAGCCCTTATTTTTATTATAGGTTCATTATTAATATTACCTAAATTAATTGATTGACCAAATCTACCCTCAAATACAATGTCACCCTCATTTACTTTAATATGTCTAGCCTTAGTAACATCAGGTTTGAATGTATTGAATTCCAACCTATCATTGACGCGTGTCTTATCTCCATATGTTGAAGCCCCAAAATTTATATTGTTGTTTGATAAATTGTAACTATTGTTTGCATTGATGTAAAAACTACGGTCTAAATCTGGATGTGTAAAAACTAAAACCTGCTCTCCCTTTAATGGGTAATCTTTTATGTGGGATTCTAACGGAAATATAAAATCATCACCCTCTGGTTGAATACCTTCATTATTCAAATGATTTAAAAAATTGACTGTGATTGCTCCATAGTATCTTGGGTCAACATCAGCATTTTTTATATCTTCATCCGTAAGTATAATCGATGTGACTTCAGCAGGGTCTAACTCATAATGGTCGAATAATCTATAATCTAAAACTTCGTTTATTCTATTCTCAACCCAATTGTAATCAGCTCCCCCATTAGGTGTGGGTTTACTTGTATTTTTTCCTAAATTAAATCGTGACATTAGTTTATCTTTGATTTTATTTCTGTTGTAACTTCATCTGAACGCTTTTGTAAATCAACGACCACATCATCAATACCCTTTAGTAATTGTTCTTTTTCTGAATCCGATAAACCAAATTCATTTTCTGAACTACCTTTACTTTCTGCCGCTACTATTTTTTGGACTATGCTTGCCATCTTAACTAACATCTCATCATTCTTAACGTTTATTTCTAAATACTCTTTTATCATAGGCACAATCTGTACTGCGGTATCTCCGTCCTTAATAAATCCAACTATCTCTTTTGTTAGTACATCGAGTTGTTTTCGATTATATTGGGAGTTGGAATATATGTCCTGAAATAAAGAGGATAAAGTTTTTCCTTCAAATATTTCGTAATCAGCGCTCATAATATTTCCTTATTAGATATTATAACTCATATATAAATATGATTTGGTATAAAAAAGATTCAATATATATTAGAGGATAATTATCAATAATTGATAGTTATTACTACTGAAAGCTTTTAGTAATCTTATTAACTAAATGGGAGATAACCGTGAAGGAAATCATAACAATGGTAAAAAGATATATTGATGACTTAGTTCATTTGATGATATCTTTTGTAACCATAGGTGCTGTATCTGAAGTAATATTCGGTACTGGCGTCTTTGGTGTAAATGTTATCGGTAACCTAACATCTATCATAAACAAGTTCGGCGATTCAGGATTCGCTGGGCTCGTCGCCTTGTTGGTGTTGGTGGGTTTATTCCGTAAGTAACAGATTACTTGCGAATATAAAAAAGGGGATTTTATATCCCCTTTTTTTTTGCCATAAATGCATGGTTGCTGCTTGATGTGGAGCTGACAGGAGTCGAACCTGCGACCTCTTCCGTGCAAGGGAAGCGTTCTCCCAACTGAACTACAGCCCCATATTTAGTTTTTAGATTCTGATACCGATAACTTCCTATAATCTGTAATTAACTTTTTAAATTCACCTATAGCTTTTCTAGCTCTGACGGCTGCGGACTTATTATTTTTTTCTTTAAATAACTTATGATTGTCATTGAATTGTTTCCATAAAACCTCAAACTCTTTAAAGAGTTCATCTGTGTTATTCATTTAATTCTCCAATTTAGCTAGATGGTTTGATACCACCTTTAGGAGAGGATAGATTTTTTTTGTTATTATTTTCATCCACCTCTTTTATAACTATTTCTTTTTTTTTATTTGGAACAATTTTTTTCTTACTTTTAATAACCTTTGCTTTACTTTTATATTTGTCAAAAATCTTTTCAACACCACTTTTATTTTTTTCTAACGATTTATTATAAGCTATAATCAAACATACAGCCATCGGGTCAAAAACAAATATTAATATAAAGATAAAAAACTTAACAACAGAATCGATATCGGTATTAAAAACTCTAGCCAAATATATCGCTGGCCCAACATCCACTCCAGTCTCTATTAAAGATATTTCTAAATCTGATTTTCTAGATTTAACATTTAATATCTGTTCATTTAACTTTTGTATTTGTGGATTAAATTGTTCTCTTAATTTTCTTTTAGCGGTGATATAATTTTCAGGTAAATCATCAACAGATTGTTCAAACTCATCTTTTAGAAAAGTTCTATCATCCTCTAATTGTTCCAACCTATCTTCTAACGCTAATAATTCATTAGATTGTTTTTCAAATTGAACGGTCGCACCTTGATAAGCATTAGATAAAAAACCAAAGATACCAGCGGATGTAATCAACACTAATGTTATGACACCGATAATTAGATAAGTTTTTATTGCTAAATTTATATCATCCCAAAACCTATATAGAAAGGAAGCGGCCACTAATTTACCTAACTCCAAACTACTTGCCATAAAAATAACGGCTATGGCTGAACCAGCAAAAAGTTTTGATAATCCAAACACAGAGTAAAAAGCCGCACAACCAGCTATGAATAATGCGCTAAATCCTAATAGAGTGGAAAAGTTTTTAATTCTTTCAAACATATAAAATAAATATTGTATATACTACTTTAAATCTTCGTATTCTCCCTCAATCATTTTCATACAAATGTAAAAAGTGTCTCCTCTTCGCAGAACAGAATCGGCTAAACTATACTTCTTTTTTAGGAATTCGGCAGATTTGTTCATAACCTTATCAGCCGAAACTGTTCCACAAATCACATACCTATCATCATTTAAATTGATGATTTTCAATTACGATATTTTAACGGTATGCTTAGTCGGTTTAGTCGGTTCTACTTTCGGAACACTAACTGATAATATACCATCCTTAAAGTTAGCTGATATATTTTCTCCATCCAATAACTCACCTAATTCGAATTGACGTTTGAACGATGATTGCTTTAATTCTCTTCTGAGAACTTTAGCACCATTATCTTCAAACGCGCTGTGCTTGTCACCCGAAATTGTTAATACACCATCCTCTACAAAAACCTCTAATTGTTTTTTGTCTAGGCCAGGAATTTCAGCTACGATACCTACTTTATCATCGTACTCATAGACATTGACTTTAGGATAAGCTGAACCCTGCATCGGATTAACACCAACGGTTTTAGTAATCTCAGGAAACTGAGCGTTTACTATTTGGTCAAACATTTTATCGAATGGGGTTAGGAATGAATCCCTATCAATCATAGGGACGTTTGGATTGAAAACAACTTTAGTCATTTTATTTCTCCTTTGTTTACGTTAGTCAAACTTGAGATTGATTCTTACGACATCTAATCTCATCTTAGTATCGACCTCATTTGAGCGTCGAATTCAAATATAAATATAATGTTTTAATTTAAAATTAAATAATTTTTTTTAGTAATATAGTTTCGATAAAAAATAATTTACCTGTAGCGTCATATACCTTAATTTTTTTCTCACCCAAAAATGACTCATATTTCTTTTCAACATACACAATATCATCCTTATATAACATCCCATCGAATGTTGGATAGTCTTTTAATACCTGTAGTTTTATTTTATCTACTGACATTTGTGTTTCCATTATCATACGGAATTTTATATCTGATAGGTTCAACTTTATTTTCTTTGATATATTTTTCTAACTCTTTTAGTTTGCTATCAATCCTATCAATCTTTTTTGATATGTCATTTATTTTAAATCTAAAACCTGTAGCTTTCATATTATCCTCATTAATTCATTAACTCCACCAATCGGTTTACCATTAATCACAATTGATGGAACTTCCATTCTACCACCCATAATCTCTTTGAGTTGTGTGCGTGATATGCCAGCAACCTCAATATCTATTTCTGTAAAATCGTATCCTCGTTCTTTTAAAGCTTTTTTTGCTATAACACAACCAGGACACCATTCAGTAGTATACACTAATATATTCATATTAATAACTATATGGATATTCCCATAAAGTTAGCAACTTTTTTTATATCAGTATTATACTTTTGCGATTGAATATCGAGTAAAGCTTTATATGCTTCACTTTGCTTAATCGGCTTTTGATAAACCTGGCCGTTATAAATAAAAGTAGATTTATCATTATTTGATATAAGTTCTAATATGTTTTTTACATCTAAGAATTTTAAAAAACCAGAATAAGTGCTATCCGTTTTTATTTTTTTTCCAGTATCGCACATCACAATGTATTTTTCAAATTCACTCCATTTTTCTTTTTTCATTTTTATCCTTTTTACTATGAATGTTAAATATTAAAAAATTGAGGTGATGAGGGGTCGAATCCCCACCACCTCTTTTTATGAGAGAGAATAAAAAATTAATTATTTTTTATTTATTTGAATCAAATGATTCAACCTATTTATGGCCGCCTTTGCATCACCACCTTTTTTCATTATGGTGGTGATAGCGGTGACATAACAATCAAAAATCAATTCGTTAATTTTTGATTTTGGTTTTACATCAACTTTAAATTCCATTATTATCCTCATCTTTCTTATCTTCATTAAACAAATCATCTGATGAACCATCAGAAACATATTTTTGTACCAACTGCTTTACAAAAGTTCTCTCCGAATCCATCCCACCATCATCAGCAAATTGTGGATAGACACTTACCTCAGCTGCCTCATCGATACCAAAACCATCGTAAAGTAATCCAGCCATCTCAACCGAAGTTCTGGTCGAAATACCTGTCGATACTTTACCCGTATCTGACTTTGACTCCATTCTCGTAGTGTGAGATATCTCAGAGACGGCCTGTAATAAGTTAGGGTCAACATGCGGAAACATATACTTAAGTAATCCAAACTCTTCTTCATCAGTAAGAACATCCATCTCAACAATTGTGAACCTGTCCATCAAAGCCTTATCCATAACTCTCGTAGATGTATACTCATTACCAATGTTAGCCGTCGCTACAAAAGTAACACCCTCAGCAACACTAATTGTTTCCTGCCCATTTGACTCATCAAGTCTCAAATATCTCTGACCACTATCTAAAACCGTCATCAAAATATTCCAAGCATCAGGATGTGCCCTACTCAACTCATCAAGCAAAATGACAGCGTTAGGAGTTTGAATAGCTTTTACAAACAATGACTCAGAAAAGTAAGTACCCTTCTTTTTATCAAAGTGAACATTACCAATTAAGGTAGCTCTCGGGTCTTGCGTTGAACCCATATTGAAATAAAAGTCAGGCCTATCTAAAGAATTAACCAAAGACTTAGCAGCCATTGTCTTACCACAACCAGCGGGACCAGTCATCAAAATATTCTTACCTCTGACCGCTGACCTTATCAAATATTTCCATTTTAATTCTTTCATAACCAAACTCTTTGGTTTTAGACTAAAAGAACTATGGATAAAATTGAGAACTTCAGCGTGGTCAGAAGGAATCTCAACAGAGCTGGTATCGAAGACCGGCGCTGATGTAGATTCAAATTGACTCATTGGAACTTTCCACCAATAAATCCTACCATTTTTGCCAGTTCTTCTCTCCAAAGCCATACCAGCTTCGAAAGCTCTTTTTCTGGTGCCAGTTCCAATAGCGGATGTGTGTTTGTTTCCATCAGCATCCCACGCATTGAATCTGTTACCACTTTTTTCTATTTTAACGATTACATTATTCATTTGTTATTTTTCCTCTCATAATTCATACCTAAAGATAATACAAAAAACCAATACAAGTCAAGACTTTTTTTAATTATTTTCAATTATTTTTTGTACCTCATCTAAACCTTTGATTCTATAATTAGATTTTAAATGCTGATTATATGGGGAGTCCATCAATATGAATCCCTCTTGCATACCTCTCTTTTTAATCCAATAATTAAAGTTATTAGGAGAGTCATCAACCAAATAATCAACCTGAACATCAGGCTTTTCAAAACCTCTTCTGAAATAAATCGTATCGAAATTCAATCCATACTTACCTAGCCAACTTAAAGTATAATGTCTTGCGTGTGGTTTTTGCGATGTAACACAACTTAATGAATGACCTTTTTTATCAGCCCACTCAAATAAGTCATACATCTTTTTAATTGAACCATACATAGGATTCGCGTTACCCATAATTTCATCAGCATGACTATGCCAGTATATTGATTGTAAATCCTCTTTTTCACAATTGAAACAATTAGCTAATCTCCAATCGTCAATTTCGGTAAAGTCATCTTTAATATAATGTGAAAAATCTCTTTTAACAACTCTGGTGACCGCATCACAGAAATCTCTTAAGACACCATCAACATCTATTCCAATTTTATAATTCATTAGTTCTTCTCCAAGAATTTTTTGTTCATTGTTTTTGAAACATCAACTACACTTTTTACATTGATAAAATTAGCGTCCTTACCATACATAGTTTTAAAATCAGCCTGAGTAGATTCTCTTTCATACTCACCACCGATATAGTAAGACAACACCTTAATACCCCTGCTTCTAATCTCATTAACCATTTTTTTAGTGTGATTAACAGCGTCATCATCATAATACGAAATTGTATCGGATGAAAACATTGGCATCCCATCGGAAAAGTTTAGAAAGTATGAATCCAAATCATTTGTTGTTGGGATAATATCATTCATAATAGCTTCGAAACACAACCCTTCTGGTGTGGTTCCACCTGGATGAAGATAAGGAAACATTTTCTTAACCTTTGAAAACTTATCTACTCTAGAATCATAAGCGATTAGAATTAATGGGGAGGTTGAGTTTGAATTCCATCTATTATCATTACTGTGTGTGCTTCTTAATGAAACTACAACATCCAAGTTTTGAATCATTGAAGCCGCCTTACAAATTGAGATAACAGAGGTCATTGCGTTTATCCACTTATCTCCACCCATAGAACCACTAGCGTCAACAGAGATGTGAAGAAAAGCGTCAGAATAAGAATCGATAAAAGAGGTTGAGAAAACTCTCTCATTACCAAATCCAGCCTCAGCAATCAATCTCTTATCAATTTTACCACTATCAAGTCTAGTCCACTTTGTTTCTCTGGACTCACCTCTGACCTGTAGCTTTCTACCTAACTTAGTACCAAGTGAAATACCATTTTGAATAATTGATGTATCTTTATATCTATTATAAGAAGAAACAACTGATGGAAATATATTATCATCAATCATAGCCTGAGTTAGTTTTCTAACAACAATAACCTGACAACCTTTACCTTTAACATAATCACCAATTGTATAATCATACTCAGTTTTCATACCCTCACCCGCCGTAACTCTATCCACACCAGCTTCTTCCATAGTCTTAACAATAGATGAATCTTTTTTAGATAACTTACCAACTTTTGAGGGTTTACCATCAACAAAATCATTTTGTTTTTTAATGGCTCTATTTAATTGTTTTTTCTGAGCTTCAGTTAAGGTAACTGGCTCACCATCACCTGAACCAACGTCATTATTTTCAATCGCCTCGATTAAATCATTTAACTCTGAATCAGAAAGTTCATTAGGTGATTCACCATATTTCTCTTTATTTTTCTTAACATCTGATGCTGGTTGATTTTTCGTATCTCCATATTCATCTGTGCTTTCTAGACCATCAAGTAAATTTTTGTAAATCAGATTGACTACTTCAATAGCCACATCAAATGTCTCAGCTGTGTCATTTAGTTTTTTAACTCTACCATTACCAAAAATAGTATTATAAATTTTATCTAAATCCGGCAGAACATTTAGTCTAGTGTTCTTATTAGTTAGATTGAGTATTCTAAATATATAAGAGTCCCAATCTAAAGATGTATACTCATCGGTTAAGAGAGCCTTATCAATTACTTTGGAATGAAAATACTTATCATACATTGAATGATAATAACCTTTGTAGCCAGGTGAGGTAGAGAACACATAATAATCGATTCTCCTATCCTCAACATAATTAAGTAAATTTTTACAATGTGAAACAATCTCCCATTTATCATAACCCTTACTTTCACCAAGTAAATAAATCTCCTGCGGTATATTGTTTTCTAAGTTTCTTAAAAATGAAAAATCTGATAGTTTAATATGTGAACCTTCGTGAAGAGCCAGACCAACAACAGGGTCAAAATTTTTCTCATCAATCTTAGAACCAATGACAACCTTTTTACCATCTGTAAATGAATTATCATTGGATTGAAAAATGACTGGTATGTCTGATTGATTGGTTACGATTGTAACAAAGTTTGAAATAGCTCTTCTATAAGATGCAAGAGCCACGTGGTCAACACCTTTCTTCTGAGGTTCGTCATCTAAGAAATCAGTTCTCCTACTATCCCATTCATTATCAGCCCAAAAAGAACTAAACGGGTTTGTTCTCTGAACATTACTAGCGGAATATTTTTCCCTCAGAGCCATCGGATTGAAATGTTTCATTGTTGAATCTTTCATATTTCTCCTATCTTTCATACCTTAATATACAAAATAAATGCAATACGTGTCAAGCTTTTTTTTAATTATTTTTAGATACATCTAAATAATGACGTTCTAATTCATCCATTAGATTTAATCTATGTTCATTAGTCATCCAACTAACGTTGTGATATTCACCGTTAAATGAACTCTGAACAACCTTAATTTTATTAGACTCAGAACTAAAAGCATATTCAACTTTTAATTCGTTGTTTCCGTTTATTTTCTTTTTAAAAATGAAAGTCATATATTTCCTTTATTATTTACGCCTAAATATACAAAAGAAATATGATATGTGTCAAGCTTTTTTTTATTTTTTTTCAAATAATTTTTCGATTTCTTCTGTGGTCATATAGTCCATATCCCAATGTGATGATTTAGCACCCTTAGAATGTGCACCCATTCTGACTCGTTTTTCAATCGGTCTAACTAACTTGTTACCCTTTTGATGGGGTGGGTCATAAGGACAGTTGTAACAACCTTTGCCACAACAAACTCTTCTTGCTAATAGTTCATCACGTGACATTTTAGTTATATCTTTTTTCATATTAAATGTGAAACCTCTATAAATTCAGAATTAAATTGTTTTTTAGTTATCCCACAACCTGATATAAATTTCCATTGTTTACCACCACTAAAAATCTTTTTATCTATTAATAAATCTTTGTATTGATTGTTACCAACTCCTATGCTCATCAATATTAATTTTTTCTTATATCTATAGATTGTTCGTGAGTTAGCCACAACACCATTAAAGTATGTAACACCTTGCGATTCATCACATCCAAAGTCATTAGATAAAAAATCACCATTATCCCACCAGCCAGTTTTTTCAAATTGTTTCATTGGTGTTCCCTGTATCTTATTGTAGATTATATTTCCTGATAAAATACTTTGTCGTTTATGCACCCATCGTCTGAAGCTGGAGTTACAATGTTTTAAAGTTGCTCTCCAAAATCTTTGTGGGTCTCTGGCTTTCCAATATGCTAAAGCCCATACCAACTGACCATAACTTAGTGAGTGTCCTCTACAATAAGAATACTTCGGTGAGTGTTTGAGTTCTTTTAGGATATCGGCCTGTTCTATGTTACCACGTTTATCCTTTAGTCTAAATAAAAACTCGTTCATCACACTTGGAATCTGTTTACTAAAACCTCTTCTGTATTTATCAGCGAAGTCCATACTACAACCGATACTATCTGAAATATATTCTATCGCATCCTCGTCGGTTATGATTTGTCTTTTACCTTTACCACCACTTCTAAAGTAAGCTGCTTTCCTACCACCATCAGCTGCGGCTGGTCTGATTAGAGCCAGAGCCAGAGCCATATCGTAAACGTTCTTTGGTTGTAAAGCCAACACCGTCTTTCTCATAGTACGTGATTCACTTTGTGTCAATCCTAACACCTCACCTCTACATAAAACTTCTGATGCCAACTTATCATCTTGTGGATACTCACTAACAGGTTTATCTGAGAGCTCCCATAACTGTGACAATCCACGATTACATAATAAATCTATTTTGATTAAATTCTGTTCCTCAACATCATACTTATCCAATACTATTTGTTTTCTTTCTTTTTGTAACCATAGGTCCTGTGGAACTTTGTCATTGAAAACAATTAGACCACCACAATGTAAGCTCCATTGCCTTTGTTTACCTAATAAAGATTTAGCATAGTTTTTTACATTCTTCCTAACATAAGGGTCAGGAAAAATTTTATTTATATCATATCGTTTTGGTAGAAACTTTCGGTGACCGAATTTTCTTATCGCTTCCCTCATAGCTGACTTTGGTTTATACATCACTTTATTAGAAATACGTGCAACTTTGTTTGGATGTTTTTCGTGAAACTCATCAATTAACAAATCTCTAATCCAATGTGGAACATCTAAATCGATATCAGGTTGTGTATCCCTACATAGATTCATAAATCTTGTCAATGGTATCTTTTCTTTTATTGGGTCTATATCTGATATACCAAGCTGATAACATACGAGTGATGATGCAGCTGAACCACGTAAAACGTGAGGTATATTTTTTTCTTTTATTAAATCTATAATATCGGATACACGTTGAAACGTATCCACAAAACCTTTGTCACGAATTATTTTATATTCCTTATCCAATCTTCTTATATATTCCATATCTGATGGATAAGGTCGTCTAAATCTTTTAATTAGATTCTGTATATTTTGCGGATATTTTTTTGAAATTAAATTTATATGTAAGTCTTTGTTTGTAACCATAGTTACTTATAAATATCAAATTAGTTTTTAGTAACCTCTATTTTTTTTATTTCTACGTCCTCTATATCGCTTGTCTTTGGATACCTAAGTTGAGGATGTTTTAAACCTTTACGTGCTTTTCTTATTTCAGATTTACTACCTAACAGATAAACATATCTGTGCTTTCGTAATTCTTTTTTGACCCAAAAATCTTTAGGAACTAAACCACGTAACTTTTCTATATCGTTAGTTCCATAATATGGAAAGATTGTTCTGCCATGTTGCCACTCACCATCCTCTTCCCATTTAAATAACCAACTATCATTTGGTCTAATTCTATTACCTTGATAAATCCAATTGGTGGCCTGATAGATTGTTCCGACGTGTCCCTCTTGTGGGTCTGCATAAGATATCAATCCTTTTATATTTGGTTTGTTTTCTTTTAACCATTTAAAACTTTTACCGATTAAATATGATTCGATGTTATTACCATATCCATCGTGTATAAATAATCTTACTAACTCATATGCATTCTCTCTTGGTATCTCAGTTGATATTGACGCGCCGGAATGTCTGCCGATTGGGTCACCATAACATATAGTTCCTATGAGTTTTTCATCTGGCTCATCGAAGAACTTATGGCTAGAACCATCAGAATAAAATAAACCTAAAGCTACACTAACCTTAGTCCATCGGTGAGAGTAATGATTTTTAACAATCATGTCTTTAGCTATCTTTCTGTCTATCTCTCTAATCGATAACTTTGATATATCTAATCTATCTTCATCGCCCATTTTCTTAACCTTTTTGGTAACACCTCCCAATTGTTTATTTCATTGACTATCTTAGATTTATTACCTAATGATATTTTGTCTTCATTAAATAAACTCTTTAACCAATCCATAGTAAGCTGATAACCATTCTCCTTATAGTGAATAATAGCTTTGTTAAAAAGGGTATCATAATCTATATGCTTAAGAGTGGATGGTGTGTCCACAAATACTTTTTTTGGTTTTGGGTTATATAGATTTTCGTAATATTTATCCAACCACCTATCCCAACTATTATCAACGTAAATACCTTTACCTTTTCGCGTTGTGCCAACACTACGTCTATCTATGCGTTTGAGATTATTGGATGTGGTTTTAGAAACGGGTTGTACATAACCACCTGTTTTGTGAGGATAAACTGTGTGAGCAGAATAAGCCTCCACCTCACTACAATCTAAACATTCTGTATAACCTAAATGTGCTCTTTGGTCTTCTAACTGAACGTTACATTTTTTACATTTATTCATACGTTAATATACGAAATATAACCTGTATTTGTCAAGCTTTTTTTTTTGAAATTTTAGGGGATGTTGGGTTAGCGATTACCAACAACTTTCCGCTCAGATTTTATTTGCCCTTGTACCTACTACCCATCAGTTACGATGATTCTCCTTATGAATGGTTAGTCCACGTCAAAGTGAGTATAACCTCTGTAGTATTGCTTTATCTCTCTGAGTTTAGATTGATTCAGCCACAAGATGGGATTTCAGTTTTACCCTTACCCATAACAAGGTCTAAAGAATCGCTTCTTTATTTATTCTGAAAGTACCTTCTCCAACTACTATCGTAGGGTATTGTCAACATTTAGCCGAATACCAACTCACCACAAGTCTTGGAGCGGATTGCCTTATGGGCTTCTAAAGGTTACCCATTGTTCAGCCAATCCCATACGAAGTTAATTACTCTTCGTACTTTTCAAAATTCCAAATTGTCAAAAAACATTATATATATATCGAGAAAAATCTCAAAATACATTTTTATTTTTTTTAGTTAATCATAGGTTTTTGTTCATTCATAATTTCGTAAGTTAAAATAAATTTTTTATCTTTATCCTCATCCCACTCTTCGTAGTTTGTTAGAAAAGTTTTTGAATTTTTTTTACTGAATATTTTGTTAACCCTATCCACCTGCTTTTCGTTATTACATATTAAAGTTATTTTGTTATGAGATGTGCGAATCATAACGCTATCTAAGACTTTTGTTGTCTTATTTAATTTTTTTCTAAACCTTAAAGTTTGGAAAAATATTTTTATTGTTTCTTTTATAACTAAAAATGGATAAATTAATTTAATTATAAAACTCATAATTTATATTCAATGCCAATTTTAAATTTGTAATGTTTAACGCCTTTAACATCATTGTAATCTAAGATATTAGATAATGTCAATTTCTCCGATATCTTATAATTGAGAGATAAGTATTCCTCAATGTCAAATCTTTGTTGATTCATTATCTCATCTCTAAAATAGTAAGCATCGAATTTTGATTCAAAAGATAGACTGCCATTAATTTGTTTTTTATATTGCACACCTAAAGATAATCCCTGCTCTGTTTTATCCTCTGCCACTAAAGCGGTGTGTCCTAAACTAAAGATACTTTTTTTAAATCTCGTATCTAACTTAGAGTATTTAAGATTTCGAGATGACTTATTGACGTGCGCTGGTTTCATATACAATGGTATTTTTTTAGGTTCAAATATAAACCAAAACTCTTCATCAATATATTTTTCACCACGCTCTCTTTCCCAATCTCTTTTGGCATATAACTTATCAGTTTTAAAACCAATTGATATTTCATAATCGTCTTTGACAACCTCAACATCATTTGGTGTTCTCATTGAAAAACTACTGAATAAAATAAGTCCACTCAAAAAACTATTCATTATCAATTTTCTCCATATAAATCTAAGGGTTTGGTTGGTTCGATAATAGGAACTCCATCATCAATACATATCTCTCCCTCTCTTGCTTTTACCACAAATGTTGATACGTTTCTTTTAAGAAAAATCTTATTAAGTGTATCGGTCAAATTATCTATAATGTTTCCATCAAATTCCCATTTATCACCTGGCGGTTTTCTTTTTGCTACGACTACTTCCATCATACATCCTTTACATTATTTTCACTTTTTTCTTTTTCGTCTTTTATTTCAGCTTTGAAATCTTTTTTCTTTCCACCATCATAATCATACGCATGTCCCTCTTCAATTAATATGTCATTAACGCTTACCCATCCATCTATTGATAAATCGATATCATTGTCAACACTATTAATACATTCAATAATATGTTCCCCAACATAATCAGGTGAGACAAAGACTTCACCTAAAACTCTACCAAACTTACCTGTACCAAAAGATTTCAATTTAAACACACCGCTTTCTAACAATTCTTTATTTCTTGCTTTAGCAGCCAAACCTTTTTCTTTTTCAGCTAAATCTCTTGTTCTACTCTCCCAAGTATCGATACCCATATATCTAACTCTTTTTTTAATTTTGATATTGAAACCTAAATCAATATAACAATCAATTGTATCACCATCTACAACTTTGATTAATTCTGCTTGATACTCTCTGACATTTAATTTCTTACTCATTTATATTCTCCGTTTTTAAAATTTTACCAAGTTTGATTTCATATTGATTAGTGATATCCATACCTTTATGTTCGACTATCATTTGCCTAGCGTCCTTCTGATAACCATTTCTAAAATGTATTTTATCAAACTTTTTATTTTCTAAGCGAGTTTTCCAATAATCTGTCTTATCACGATATTCTATTCTCTTAACTCCACTTAGTATTCTATCAAAAGGGTCTTTCATCAATATCAAATGTAAAACATCATTCATAGATAAATATCAAAGATTCTTTTCTGGATTGAGGTTTTTCTCAAATTCATCCCACGGCATCTCCAATGACGGATAAGGATTATTCCTCTTATTGACGGTTCCGCTTTTACCATAAGGTGGTGCCATAATATCAAAATTTTCAATTAGAAAATTTCTTATGTCTCTCCATTGTGAACTCCAATATCTTTGTTTATCACCCATCTTAATAGCTTCGGTGACCACCTCTTTTATAAGGTTATTGGTAGAATTGTCCGCGCTAAGACTTAATTCTATACCATCTTTCGATTTATATTTACTCATACTGTTTCTCCTAACTCTGAAATTATAATAGCTAAAATCTCATCAACCAAATAATCGTATTGTGGATATTTAGATATAGCTCTAAATAAATTTATCATATATTCTGCGGGCATGTTATCTAAATCATATTCAACGATTATACGTGATTGTTCTAAAAAAGCCTCTAAGGCTATTTTAACTTCTTTTGGGGCATCGTCTTTAACGAACCAATCCATTAAAAAAAGTCTTTTGTGTAATCAATTATTTTTTTCCAATACAAACTTAACGTCGTAATAAAAACTCCACCAGTCAAAATTAAACTTGGGTGGGAATACTCTCCACACAATCCTACTAAATGTTTTAAAAAATGTAACACATCGTTCATTAAAACCTCGGTCTGTTATTATCCGTCATTTTAATAGCTATGTAAATTAGTAACGAAACCACCATAAATTCAAACATCATTTCTCCTAACCTTATCTCTTAATTCTTCAAAATCTCTTCTTATTATGTAGAGTTTGTCAAGTGAATTTATGACTTTAGAATAAGCCGGATTATGGTCATCCTCAAGTTTTTCATTCATATATAACTCATCTAATATAACTCTTAATTCTTGTATGACAGCACTTATACCATCAAAATGTTTCACTAATTTTTTCTGTTCTCTTTCAAACATTACGCCTCTATTTCTTTGTAATATAATTTTAAATAACTCATAACATTTTCCAAAAGGTCTTTATTGAATCTCAACATATTTCTGGCTACACTATATGGAACCCACCTATAATCTGTGTGTTCATCTGATAACTTAACCTTTAGATTATTTGTTCTTCCTAAGAAGTAAGTAACAAATTTTAACTTAGGTATTTTGTATACCTTACCTGTTGTTAAATTTTTACGAACCATAAACCTATCCACCACTTTCCAATCACTATGTAAGAATGATGGATTTATACCTGTCTCCTCATAGGTTTCTCTTTTAGCAGCCTGTAACGGAAGTTCTCCGTCCTCTATATGTCCTTTTGGAAATCCCCAAATTGTAGCACCACCTTTAAGTATTAAGAATAGTGGTTTATTTCCATTCAATAAGGTGTAGGTAATAATACCCGCACCCCTTTCAACTTCTTTCATAACAATCTTTATTTAAACTGATAAAGCTCTCCTATACCAACCATAAATAAATCTTTCTTGCTCTGGCTTTTTATTAACTAAATCATAATAATGTTTAAGCCTATAACAACGAACTCTATCGGTGGATGGTTTATATTTTTCTAAAGCCGCTTTTGTTCCTGGCCCGAATCCACCATCAACGGTTAAATCACCTCCCTTACCATTGATTGCTCGCTGTAATATTTTTACAGCAGTTCCCCTACCCTGATTTACGCACATATCAAAGAAGATGTGTTTTAAGTCGTCAGGTAATTGGTCTACTTTATTTTTATCCCAATAATCTTTTTTATAAATTTCCTTAGCGCCTTCTTCTGTTAAGTTCTTAATATCAACATCGGGATAAAATCTTTTAGCTATTCCATAATTAGTTTCACCACCTAAATCTTTTGGGTCGTGAACATACCCACCTTCGTGGTCTAATGTGATTTGTATAATCTCATCAAATGTTGTTAATGTTTTTTCTACTTTCATAAAATTACTCCTTACTAATGATAATAAAAAACTAAGTATTCGTGTTAGTTTTTTTCTTATCATGCTTAAACCAAAAATCAATAACTTTTCCAAATGATGCGATAAAGCTACCTAATAATATATTTAATAAATCTCTATGGGTTTCATCTAAATCTAAAACTGGATGAAATAGTAACCACAACACTCCACCTAAAGTTGCGAACATCATAATGGTAATCGTATATTGCATCCAATCTGGTAAACCATCCCCACCATGCAATATATCTATTTGTGGGTCAAACCCTTTTTTTATTTTTTCTTTTACCTTATCCATTAACTTTCTCCATATTAACAAATATAAATATAATAATTTTTTCAAAAACATTTATAAAAAAGTCTTAAGTTTTTTTATTTGAACTTTTGATTTTTTTTCTCTAATCATCTTAAACTTATTTTTTAATTCCTTACCAGATTTTTCTTTGTGACATTTGTAACATAATGTTTGTAAATTATCCATATGCCAATATGACCAATCCAACTCCTCTGGCTTTAAACCTTTTTGTTCAGCTAACGGTCTAATGTGGTCAACTTCCCACGCCATATAATTTTTCTCACAATAATTACATCTACCTCTATCTCTCTCATAAACTTTATCTCTTGTGGCGGCTGAGTGAAAATAAAACATATATTCATCAGAGCAATCCTCATGCCAATTGCGTCTCTCGTTTATAGAACCATCTTCTTTGGTAATCATTTTATTACACCATCTACAATGACCTGGCACTTTTGTGTAATACGAATCTGGTTTAGGTGGATATCTAAAGTTATTAGTCGTTGGGTCGTTCTCTTTAGTTTTCTTACCAAAAGTTTTTCTATGGCGTTTACTCCACTTCATAATATCTTTTTATTTTTTGGATATACTTTTAATTCCTTAATCTCCTTTTCCGTAAAGTTATCAAAGTAATTTGTTTTCCATAGGGCTCTGTGCGCTTCGTTCAACTCTTTACTCTCAGCTATGTTAATTAAAAAATATGGTGAACCTTTTCTAGTCTCTTCGCCAGCTGCGGTATGTTCTTCAAAAGGTGAAAAACATAAAGCCTTAAGATTGTCGTAACCTTTTTCTTTCATTAACAACTGAATTGTTTTTTGGAATTTTTTTCTATCTACCTCTTCCCATTTAATATCTTCGGTATCTTTACAAACCAAAAGTGCCGATGTATATTTTTCAGACTTATCTAACTTTTCTAATAATTGTAAAAAAGATTTTTCTTCAGGCTTCCAAACATCTATTAATAATTTTTCTGTTATTCTTTCTTTCTTTACAAAAGGACAAACAGGCATACCACCGAAATTTTCGTTTGGCTTTTCTAAATAATTGACTATCCATTCCTCTATTTTCTTTATTTCATCCATAGATATAATTATTAGATTTTTTGTCAAAAAGAGAATTACTTTGATGAACCCTTTGGTGTAATTTTTTGTATTTATCAACAGCTAACTCTTTGTGTTTAGCCTCAATCATAATGTCAACATCGTTACCATATGTATCGATATAATCGTAAACATAATCAGAGTGAGCTTGTGGTTTAATCGATTCATCCATTTGTTCTTTACTTCTACTTTCGGAATAGTGAACTACTGGCACAATATCTTTGGGCCAGGTAGACATAGCTAGTTCCAAAGCCTCTTGCTCTGTAAGCCCACCATCGCAGAATCTATGGTGGTGATAATCAAATACAATCGGTATACCGATTCGCTTATATATTCCATCATATAACTCCTGAACCGAATACATCGAAGCCTTATCATCGTTCTCTACGGTTAGGCGTGTTTTAGCCGATTCGGGTAGTTGTTCAAAATTTTTGCAGAACCTCTCCATAGCAGATTCCTTATCTCCATAAGCTCCACCTAAATGGATGTTTATTTTATTATAAGGTGTACGACTTAATCCCATCATATCAAATACATCAGCGTGGTCAGTTAAATCTCCTATACAATTCTTAACAACGTGTTCGTGTGGTGAGGTCAAAACATTGAAAGGGCCTGGATGACTGGTGATACGAACATCATGCGTTTCAGCTTTAATACCTACTGAATGAAGATACCATCGAATGTCCTCTATGTCCTTAAGGTCATCCCAACTATATTCAGATTTCCACGGAGCTAAACCGCTTGTTATCCTAAAAAAGTTATAACCATACATAACGTTATAATCTATAATAGTATCTAAATCCTTTACATTTAATAATGTGAGCTCTGAAGCATAATCCAAACCTTTGGTTTCAAAAGTTCTCTTAATCATACTACGGCCTGTTGTTATTGGTTTAACTCCTTTTTCTTTTCCACCATATTTCTGTGGGTAGGACAATCGCATGTTGATACATGCATAACCATATCTCATTTATAACCTCTTATTTATTATTACTTAAATTTATTAGATGTTCATCTTCGTAAGTTTTTAAAATCCTTTTTACTAATGGATGTCTAACCGAATCCTCTCTATCGAATTCCATATGGTTCACACCCTCAACACCTTTGAGTCTAAACCATGCATCATAGAATCCACTCTTCTCATAGTTTGTCACACCATTAGTTTTATACTTATCACATTGGGATAAATCACCTTGCATTATCATTTTACAATTATTAGATATTCTGGTCATCAAAGTTTTAATTTGCATTGGTGATACGTTTTGCGCCTCATCCAATATCACATAACAATTTTCTAAGTTGACCCCACGTAAAAAATTTAAAACGCTAATCTCAACTTTGTTATCAGCTAACAATTTTGTAGCCTTATCTTTACCAACTATCTTATCTAAAATGGTAAAGGTTGATTCATTATATTGTTGAATCTTTTTATCTAACTCGCCAGGTAGATAACCTAACTTATCTTCGTTACCAACGTCAACAGTTGGATTTATTATTATCAATTTGTCATAACCAGTTCCACGACGTAAAACATCCTGTAATGCTTTGTAAACTGAAATATAGGTTTTACCTGTTCCAGCTATTCCGTGACATAATACCAATTGAGTTTGCTCCTCACTTATTATGTCATAAAATATTTTTTGATTACGTGTCTTAAAACTTATGTTGTTTACAATCTTTGGAATAGCTCCAATTGATGACTTATAAATTCTTTTCTTCGTCATCCTCTTCCCCCTTTTCTATCGGTGGTATGTAATATGGTGGTGTCGTATCTATTGTGTCCTTAACGGTTTCTGTTCTGATACCAATACTTTCCTCAAACTTATTTATGGTCGGTTCTAAGGTTCCGTTGTGGTCAGCAATAAGTATGACAATACTTAAAATACAATGAAAATAAAACCAGTTCATCTATTCATCAAATTATGTAGTTCGTTCCAAGCAGCCATACCCTGTGAGAATCCAAACAACACATACAATATAAGACCACCTGCTATGAGCGTTAATATTATCTCAACAATTTCAAACGCCATTTCTACTTTAGTCTTCATCTACACTCCTCACAAAAATATTTGATTATGCATTTTCTGTCACCCTTTAAATCCTCACGCTTTATTTTATTCTTACCCTTTTGATAAGGTGGTATATTTTGGTAATCAAAATAAGCTGGAACTATAGTTTTTGTCAAAGATACCTCCCTTATTTTTCCACAGCTGCTACACTTTTTTCTTTTAGGAGTTTTCTTTTTTCTTTTCATTCTACGTTTACTTTCTGATTATTTAATCTAATATAAAAAAATTTATTATTAAAGTCAAGCCTTTTTTTAATCTCTTTGTGTCCACGGATTCATATTGTTATTAATTCTTCTACGAACTATTCTGTGACGCCAGTATCCCAAACCCCAATTAAATAATAATAAAAAAGCTATCATCATTTTTAGGATGTCCTCATCTCTGATTGACATAAAAGCAAATATTGATGCGGTCATCAATTGAATATAAAACTGAGTTAGATTGATTTTCTTGAGTTTGTTTTTTTGCATGTTTCCTTTCAGACCGAATTCGGTGGTCTATGTTTTCTACCAAACTCACCATTATCCCTAATCTTAGCTAAATGCCTGCCATACCAAATACCAAATATTCTCAACATCACATTATGAAAAAACCAGAGTGTGATTCGTTCTCTCATAGTTGTAAGTCTTGTAAATGTTTTGGTACGTTTTGTTGTATGTAGTGTTGTATGACAAACGCCTCAATAAAATGCGTCATCAGAAAAAACAAACTAAGTAGTGGTATAAAAATTTTAAAGTTGAGTCCAAATGTCTCTATTCCCAAATACATTATTACAACCATACCCATACTTTTGGTAAAGAATCCAGCACCGCTAAAAGCTAAACTCATAACGCTTCCTCTTGCGACACAAACATATATGTTGATGCACATATGTAAAAGATTTAAAAATATGGGTGCTAGTACACCTAATAAAAAATACATCATTGATTGCTCTCTTGTCTAAGATATTCTTGTAAAACCTTATCGGTTGGTTTTACGTTTAAATTATTATTTTGAAATATATCCCACGAGTCTTTAGCGTATTGTCCTATACCATATAACTCATCCACCGATTTGAATCCGTTAACATAACCCTCACTCATCTTTATCAAACGGTCAGCTCGTGTGTTGTATAATCCTAATGGTTTTATTATATCTACTAAATCTGTATGTTTAGCTCTCATCATATCTTTAGGTGTTGGATACCTACTGAATAGTTTATCCCTAATAGTATCCACCTGTTTTCTATTGGTTAGGTTAACCAACATACAACATACCAACATCTTCCAACCATCGTCTTGGTATATCTCTTGTAATAAGGGTCGTATTATCTCCCTAATCATTGTTCATCAACATATATAATGCGCCAACCAAACACGTTATTGCGAGTAACATTAAAAAGTATATCATTGTTTTCTAAGTCCTACGTTGTTTAATAAATCATCTAAAGTTAAATTATTGTTATCACCGCTCCTACCCTCGTGAAACTCATCGGCAAAATGTTTGAGGTCTATGTTGAATCCATTCAAATCCAAAGAACCCTCAGGTATGGTGGTCAACATTCTGATATAAGCACCCAACTCCTCATTGTCGTCAAAGTGCTCAGACATAATCTTAAAGGCTTCCATTATGGTCATTGTAACTCCTCTAAATATCCCTCTGGATATTTTATTATTTCTATTTTGTTTCCGCTGGGGTCGGTCGTATAATAACTCTCAGTACCATCCCTATGTTTTGTGGTCTCCATACTATCCAACATATCAACGGCAAAGGCTATGTGATAGGGATGTGATTCGCCTGAGACCAAAGCCAGTTTAATGTTATCGAATTGTAAAAAGGCCCAATCGTGTTTAATATCGAATGGTGTGTATTTATTCTTTCTACCCCAATATATAAGCTTGGCTCCATAACCCTTATAATAATCTATTGATTCCTTTATGTCGTCAACCTGAATCGCTACGTGGTCAATCTCCATCTGATTCCAATGCCTCCTTTACTTTCCACATACCTAACAAAAAAAAGCTAACCAAAACAAGCGCTATAAAAAAACCCATAAAGGAAAACTTGAGGTTTGTTATGTAGGGTTGGTTAATCACTAAGGCTAAAAAGCCAATGACTATCATGATAAAAAAACCTAAGCCCGCACGTTGGGATAGGTTACGTTCTATTTGTTCAATCATCATCATACCCCATTACTGATTTGATGTATTTATAAATGATGTAAAGACCGACGGCTATAAAAATCCAACCATCGCCTATAATTAATTTGTAATCCATTTAATAACGCTTAGAAGATTTGTACATAGTTATATCAGCTATTAGATGTTCGTTACCATCGGTATCCCTAAAGGTTGTGGGTAAATCCTCATCATTGTATTTGGAAAACTTCCCGTGTGAAATCATAGATGCTGTGCCGGGCTCTATCAATGGTGGTAGTTTGGATAAATCACATTCATCCCATTGTACCAGAACATCGTTGACCTCACATATGGGTTTGGATTGATTAAATTTATATAGGTTGAGATAGATGAATTTCAAAGTAGTGATTCCTTTTGCTGTGCTTGTAACTTGTAAAAGGTTCTTAACCATAACGCTATTTCTATTTGAGCGTCATCGATGTTGCCGTCGTTTAAAAGCTGGTCGATGTTCTCCAATAGCTCTATTATTTGTTTTGTGTCTATCATAAATGATACCTTAGTTTATTAATTCTTATAGTGGCAAAAATGACACCTCGATGAAAATAGGTATGAGCGGTCTGTCATTTTGTCATATTGCTTGGGTTAACGACTAATTAGTGCAGGTAGCCATTATATCCAGTTATCCGACACAATGTCAGATTCTCCAGTTATCATCAGCTAAAACCCACCACAACCCCTTTGTCGTCGCCTGTGCGTTCGTATCCCTCCCACATAGCGGTTAACATCATCTCCATCTCACCTTCGTCATAATCCTTCGTCCAGAACTCTCCTGTGCGCACCTCACTTATCTTTCTGCTCACCCTCTTAATCAGGTAGTCCGCCTGTTGTGCGTTGGTCATATTATCGAACTCATCTGTGTCCATTGTCTTTCTCCAGTTATTAGCGCTGATTATTTTTTAGCTCACCGCTTAAATTTACGAAGCGAATCCTGACTATTGAAATAGAACAGTGATGTCATCACATCCTATTCGCTTCGACCTAAGGCGCCTCTCAGGTCAGTTATTGAGCGGTGTTAGAGAATCGAACTCCACCCTCTTCTATGGAATAGAAGCGTATCACCCTTGATACTTCCACCGCAAATCAAAAATGTCCCACCCGCCTATTTCAGTACTCTGAATTAAAATGAAAAGTCTGAAATGTCCTCGTTTTCAATTAGAGAAGAAAACTACAAAACCACTCACGATCAAATCTTTATTTATCAATCAAATATCATACATAAATATACGACATTATTTTGTTAATGTCAAGCCTTTTTTTTAATTTTTTGGGCGCCTGGTGGGAATCGAACCCAACGTTGTAACCTCCGGAGTTACACCACTCTCGGTCTAAGACCGCTTTTCAGACACACTAAGTCTTATTTATCTTACACCTTAATATACGAAATAAATCAATACGAGTCAAGCCTTTTTTTAATTATTTTCAATATAATGTATATCGACCATTTCCTCTAACTGAGCCACCTCTTCTTGAGGGCCGGTGAACGCTTCCTCTTTAGCCTCTTTTAACATCGACCTCATCACATCCTCAGCCTCAAGACAACCGAA